AGGTGAACATCCCGGCCGAAGTCCTGCTCGGCATGGGTGACGTGAATCACTGGGGCGCCTGGCAGATCGAAGAGAGCGCGCTCAAGACGACGATCGCCCCGGACGCCGAACTCATCGCCAGCGCGGTCACCACGGCCTATCTCCAGCCCCGGCTGGCCGCGGGCGGAGAGCAGGACGTGGGCCGGTTCGTGGTCTGGTACGACATGTCCGAGCTGACCCAGCGCCCGGACCGCAGCGGTAACGCCGTACTGGCCTACGACCGGCAGGAACTGTCCGGCGCTGCGCTGCGCCGGGAGACCGGATTCGACGAGGCGGACAAGCCGACCGGGGAGGACCTGCTGGACCAGTCCCTGAAGCTGATCCTGCGTACGATCCCTGCCGAGGCCCTGACCGCGCTGAAGGAACTGACCGGGACAACGCTGGAGACTCCGCCGGCGGCCGCGCCCCCAGTACCGGTTCCTGCCCCGGACACCGCACCGGCTCCCGTACCCGTTAACGGACCGCCCAACGGGAACGAAGCGGCCCCGGTGCCCGACACCACCCCGGCAGCGGCGCAGGCGCGCGCCGAGCGGCTCATCCGGCAGGCGCGCGCTGTGCACGCGGTCCGCTTCGGGATGGCCGGGTGGGAGCTGCTGCACCCGGCCGCGTGCGACCAGCACACGTACTCCTGCCCGTTCACCCAGGGTGCGCTGTCCCTGAAGTCCATGGCCTACCCCGGGACCCCGGGGCTGTACGAATGCACCCTGGACGCGTTCGGCCGGTTCCGGGTCGGCGACCGGGCCCCGCACAAGGACGTGTCCGGTCACAGGGTCACCCGGAGCGTGACCCTGTGACGCCGCTCCCGTTCCATCTCCGGGGCCGCCACGTCCAGCACGCGCACGGCCACCGCACGGTGGAACTGGCGGACGGAGAGCACCTGAGCGGGGGCATGATCGCCCTCATGCCGACGGCCGCTGACGCCAAGCGGCTCAAGCTGGCCGGGGGCGAGAGCGCTGCCGATCTGCACGTCACGCTGCTCTACCTCGGACCGGACATGTCCGTGTTCAGCCAGAACGACAAGTCGGAGATGACCAACGCGGTCATGGACGCGGTGGTGTCACTCGGCCCCGTCACGCTGACGGGGAACGCGTTCGGCGTCAACCACTGGAACGGCAACGGCGAGGATCCCTGCTGGGTGCTCGGTGTCGGGGACATACCGGCAGAGAACCGGGTCGAGAACTGGACGACGCTGGGAAGTCTCCGGGAACGGATCGTTGACAGTCTTCTGGACGGCCCTGAGCTGGCGGTCCAGCACACCCCGTGGGCCCCGCACATCTGTATGGCGTACACCTCCGACCTGTCCCTGGCCAAGGAACTCCAGAAGCGGCTGGGGCCGGTGGAGTTCGACCGGGTGCGGGTCGCCTTCGGGGGCGACTACACGGACATCCCGCTGTCCGGGGCGATGACTGCTGCCGCGGCCCCGCTGCGCCGCAACCTCACCTCCACCGAGCTGGCAGCCCACACCGACTTCGAACGGATGCAGTCCACCTGGGAATCGGCTGTGGACGCGGTGCTCAAGGATCTGGAGCCGGTGTTCAAGGCCCAGGGCGCGGACATCGTGGGGCAGGTCTCGGTCGCCGCGAAGGCGGACGATCTGAGCGCCCTGGACTCCGTCACGGTGGACGAACAGGCCGCGTACGAGGTGCTGGCGCCAGCTCTGCTCGCGGCCGCGAAGCAGGCTGCGGATGCGCAGCAGAAGGAAGCCGAGGCGCAGGGCGTCACGGTCCCGGACTGGTCCCTGTCCTCCGACACGGTGACCGCGGCCGCGGGCCGGGACCTGCTGGACCAGGTGGCCCGGGTCACCGCCCGGCTCATGGCCACCTCGCTGGTGCAGAGCGCGGTGCGCACGGCGCTGCGCCTGTTCGGCCATGGCAACGCCCCTGGGGCGGTGACGGCCGGGGTTCAGCAGCACCTGGACAATCTGACCGATGCCCAGCCCCGGGAATCCGTAGGCGGGGCCGTGACCCAGGCCCAGGCCGAAGGCAGGCGCACCGTTCTCGCGGTCGCTCCAACGGGGCGGTACTTCGCCAGCGAGGTGCTGGACCGGAACTCCTGCAAACCGTGCCGGGACATCGACGGGACGGAGTACCAGAGCCTGGCAGCGTCCTTCGCCGCGTACCCGTCCGGCGGGTACCGGCGGTGCCTGGGCGGATCGCGGTGCCGGGGGACGATCGTTACCGTGTGGAACCAACCGGCCGGCGCGACCGCTTCGGCAGCCGTGGACGAAGGAGTGAGCATGGCCTACGAAGTGGCCCAGGACCGGCCCGAGTGCACCGGGAGTACCCCGGTCGCGGTGGTCAACACCATGGATGACAGCGTGTGCGGCTGCTACGCCACGCCCGAGGAAGCGGCGCAGGCTGCGGACGAGATGAACAGCGGTGACGTGGTCCCGGAACCAGTCGGCTACGTGGCAGCGGCCGGGACCCAGACGGCCCCCTGGACCGGGCCTCTGGCGGTGGAGGGGATCGTCACCGGGGACGGGCGCGAGTTCGCCCCGGACGCGCTGACCTGGGCCGATCTTCCGGTCCCGCTGCGCTGGAACAAGGAGGACAGCCACGGGGGCGAGCCGCACACCGTGGCTGTGAACGTGGGCCGGATCGACAAGATCTGGCGCGACGGGTCCAAGATCATGGGTTCCGGCGTGCTGAACCTGGCGGTTCCGGACGGGCAGACCGCGTACGACCTGATCAAGGGTAAGTTCCTGCGGGGCGTCTCCATCGACGCTGACTCCATCACCGATGCGGACGTGGAGCTGGTCTACCCGGCCGATGACGGAGCGGCTGTGATGGAGGACGATCCGCTGGCTGCGCTGTTCGGCGGACCCCCGCCCGAGAAGATGATCTTCCATGCGGGGCGGATCCGGGCTGCCACGCTGGTGGACATCCCGGCGTTCGCCGAAGCGTACGTGGCGCTCACCGACGACAAGGGGACCGTCGTGGCTGGCGGTGAGCCGTACGCGTTCGCGGCCGTCGCTGTCCACCACACGGCTACCTCCGACGCGTCCTGGGACGCGGGGGCCAACGAGAAGAGGCTTCCCTCTCCGCTCACGCTGGCGCAGGCGAAGGCCGCGTACGCGTGGACCGATGACAGCGCAGTGGACGCGGGGAAGATCCCGAAGACCGGCTGCAAGTTCATCCACCACGAGATCAACGCGGACGGATCCGCCGGCCCGGCGAACCTGGCTGCCTGCTCCGCCACCATCGCGGTCCTTCACGGAGGACGGGGCGGCACCACGATCCCGACGGCAGACGAACGCGGCGTGTACAACCACGTGGCCGCGCACCTGAAGGACGCGGGGAAGGTCCCGGCGCCGTTCGTGCTGGACGATGCTGTCACGGCCGGAGCCCTGGTCGAGATGACCGACTTCCGGCCGCACCCGTCCCGGTTCGCGGACCCGAAGCTGGCCGGGTACACCGGGGTGGTCATCACGGACGACGGGTACCTGTACGGGCACATCGCGCCGTGGAACGCCTGCCACATCGGCTACGACGGGCAGTGCGTCACCGCCCCGCGCGAGGACACCCACGACCACTACATGACCGGTGAGGTGATCTGCTCCGACGGGTCCCGGGCAGCGGTCGGGCAGATCACGATCGGCACCGGACACGCATCGCTGTACGTCGGGGCGCGCCCGGCAGCGGAGCACTACGACAACACCGGTACTGCGGTGGCAGATGTGGCGGTCGGCAACGACAAGCACGGGATCTGGCTGGCCGGGCAGATCCGCCCTGGCGCCGACTCCTCTGCGGTGTTCGCCCTGCGGGCAGCGGGCCGCGTCAGCGGCGACTGGCGCAACATCGGAGGGAAGCTCCGCCTGGTGGCGCTGCTCGGGGTGAATACGGCCGGGTTCCTCGAATCGGACCTCCGGACCCGCGCACGCGTGGCCGGAGGACAGCCCATGGCGCTGGTAGCGGCGGGTGCGGCCCCTCCCGTCTGGCATCCTGAGGGCATGGACATCGCCAGGGCGTACAAGCTGATCATGGATCAGACCCTCGCCCGGTTCACCGAGGGGAGGTGACGGAACCCATGTGCGCATGCGGCAAGCGGAAGGCCAAGCCTGTGGTCGCTCCCCCGCCTCCGACCACCTGACCACGTACCGTCACAGCGACAGCCCCCGGGAACTGGGTCCACGGGGGCTGTTCCACGTCGCTGACCATTGATTTAACCGATTCGACGAAATATATTGATCTTTGCTGTCCCCTGTGGCGGGTGCTAACTTGACCCTGAGTAGCGCCTGAGCGCTGACGATCCGGCCACGAGGGGACCGAACATGGCCCGTGACGAACTGTTCTCCGCCCCGTCGGATCTGACGCTCATGAGCGTCGCTGACCTGACTGCCCTGCAAGAGCAGGGCATGGCGGAGGTCAACCGGCTCAACTCCGAGGACCCGGGCGAGATCACCGCAGAGTCCGCGCAGCAGCGCATCGCCTACGCCGGGCGCGTCGCGGACGACCTGGACCGCATCGCGGCCGAGCTGGAAGGCAAGCAGGCCACGGCCGCACGGCTCGCGGACCAGGCCCGGATCCGCAACGCAGACCAGATGGCGGCCATCGCGGCCCGCGTCAACGGCCCCGCCGCACCGACCGAGCCCGCGGCCCCGGTCGCCGCTGCCGTGGACACCGACGCGATCGCCCGTGCCACCGCGCAGGGCGTCACCGCCGCGCTTGCGGACATGATGGGCAGCAGGTTCCAGGGCCAGGTCACCCGGGCCACCGCGTCGCTGTCCGCCACGGCCGCGGTCGCCCCGCAGACCCAGGGTGAGGTCACCCCTCGGCTCGCGGTAACCGCGTCGATCGACATCCCCGGCAAGGCTGCCGGCGCCGACATCGTCAGCATGGACGACCTGGGCGACGCGTTCTCCAAGAAGTCCCGCGCCATCCCGATCAGCCGCACCGGTTCCACCGAGCAGGGCCACATCGTGGCCACGATCAAGAACCAGTTCGAGCACACGGTCGACAACAACACCTCGTTCTCCAAGGTCGGGCAGCTCATCAAGCACCTGACCCGGCCCGAGATGGCCGAAGCCCTGGTGGCCGGCGGTGGCTGGTGCGCCCCGTCCGAGATCCGCTACGACTTCTTCAACATCGCGTGCTCGGACGGCCTGATCGACCTGCCGACCGTGGGCATCACCCGCGGCGGGATCCAGTTCCCGGTCTCCCCCTCGCTCGCGGACGCGGTCGGGACCAATGCCTTCGGCGGATTCGCGGTCGCGTTCTCCAACGCCTCCGTGCCGTGGCTGTGGACCGAGGCGGACGACGAAGCCACGGTCACCGGCTCCCCGAACAAGCCGTGCATGCGGGTGCCCTGCCCGACCTTCGACGAGGAGCGGCTGGACTGCTACGGCATCTGCCTGACCGCCGGCAACCTCACGAACGACGCGTACCCCGAGGCCACCCAGAACACCCTTCAGCTGCTCATGGCCGCGCACGAGCGGGCCATCAACGCCCGGCTCATCGCGCTCATGGTCGCGGCCTCCGGCGCTGCCACCGCCATCACGGGCGGCGCCGCGACCGACGCGGCCGCGCCCCGCATCTACGACGCGGTGAGCCTGGCCGCGACCGACTACCGCGCCCGCTACGGCATGTGCACCGATGACGTGCTCGAGGTCGTTCTCCCGTACTGGGTGAGGGACGTGCTCCGCGCGGACCTGGCCTGGAAGGCGGGGGTGGACGCCTGGCAGGCGGTCGCGGACGCGGAGATCACCTCGTTCTTCACCGCCCGCAACGTCCGCGTGCAGTGGGTCTCGGACTGGCAGGTGCGCGGTTCCGGTCAGTTCGGCAACGCCACCGGGCTGGTGGCCTGGCCTACGACGGTCAACTTCATGATCTTCGCGGCCGGTACCTTCCTCCACGGCCAGGGCATGACCCTGGACCTGGGCGTGATCCGGGACAGCGTGCTGAACGCCGAGAACGACTACACCGCCGCGTGGAGCGAGGAGTGCCACCTGATCGCCATGGTGGGTCACGCCTCCCGGCAGTACTCCGTCGGATTCAACGTCAACGGCTCCACCTCCGCCCTGCTCTCCGGCACCGTCCGCGTCTGATCCCCTTCCCGCAGCGAGCAACAGAAGGGAGGTGAGCGCAGGTGGCTAGCGCGCGACCCATCGTCAACCCGCCCGCGTTCACCCCGCTGCCGTACGGTCTGTGGGACACGGCGGAGCACCCGACCGCCCCGGCCCACTGGCAGGCGGGAATTACCTGGATCGACATGTGCCCGGCCGGGGACAGCACCTACGACGAATGTGTCATCGTCACCGGCTCCGACGGGGGGTCGCCCCCGGCCCCGCCTGCCAAGACCGACAACGTGCTGCAGGAGTTCCGGGGCGCCACGCCGTTCACGGTGTTCGCCGAGTTCGACTGCTCCCCGGTCGGTCTGGGTGACGAAGCGGCGATCAACGCTCTGGCGACCGAGGCCCTGGACCGGACCGAATCGTCCCAGGTGGAAGCTGCGTTCTGGACCGGCGTCGCCGGCGGTCAGACAGTCGTCTTCCCGCACCTGGCGGCCGATACCGAAGTCGTGGACGAACACGGCATCGTGCTCCAGCCGGTGGCCACGATCGCAGCCATGGGCACGGACGCGGTCACCCTGGATCCGGCCGTGGCGTTCGGTGAGCTGACCCAGCAACTGGATCAGTGCTACGGGGGTATCGGGATCATCTACGTCCCCCGGCTCGCGCTCCCCACACTGGAATCGCTCCGGCTGGTCAAGGATGTCAATGGAACCCTGATCAGTTCCTCCGGTAACAAGGTCGTGGTGAGCGGACTGTTCCCCGGGACATCCCCGGCAGGGGCTCCTCCGGCTACGGCTACGTCCTGGATCTACGCGACCGGGCCGCTGTTCGGATACCGGAGCGAGGTACGGGCCACCCGGCGCGACGAGAGTTTCGACCGGGCCGAGAACACAGTCAAGATGATCGCTGAGCGCACGTACGTGCTCGGTTTCACCTGCTGCCTGCTGGCAGCGCTGACGGACCTGGGCGTCCCCACCGTATAAGGAGTTGACCATGGCAGCATCCACCTGTGCAGCTCCCATCAAGGGGACGCACCTGCGCATCGTGGCCGTGGACGTGTGCGGTGTCCCGATCACCGGGGACTCCGGGCTGGTCATCACCAGCGACGGCTTCATTCAAGCCGTGACGAGCCCGCAGTACGAGGACGGTACGGAGTTCTTCCAGCGCAACGCCGCGGGCGACGCGTGCATCAACCAGAAGGACAAGCCGATCTTCAAGCGGGAGGAGATCACGGTCGATTGGTGTGAGGTGAACGTACTTCTCGCCGCGTACGTGATCGACGCCCAGCTCCTGGGGACCGGAACCCCCGTCACCGGTACCGGCTTCGCCTTCGGTGAGGGCGGGGACGACAACCGGTTCTCGCTGGAGATCTGGCAGGAAGTGGCCGGATCAGGTGCCTGCGACAGCTCGGGCAACCAGCGGTTCATCTACAACGCCTGGCCCAACGTGGGCAACACCCAGCACGGTGACTACACGGTGGAGAACGACAAGTCCACCTTCCAGAGCGTGTCCGAGACACAGGCCGTAGGCGTCAACTGGCTGGAAGAGGTCGGGGCGGACTGGCTTCCGGCGGGCACCGTGCTGGAGACCGGAAGGCACTGGATCTGGAACGTCACCACGACTCCGCCCCCGGACGCGGCCTGCGACTCCACCACGCTCACGCTGTGACCTGATCCGAAGGGCGCGGCATGGCACTGGCCCTGTACTCCCAGAAGTTCTGGTTCCCCTCCGGCGCGCTGGCGCCGGGGGTGGTGTCCAGGGTCTTCCTGCACGACACGAACACCTTCGCCCCGCTGTGGGCCGACGCGGGCGGCACCATACCGGTGGCCAACCCCACGGTCACCGACGCGAACGCCTTCCTCACCTTCTGGATCGAGGAAGGCACGTACTGGCTGCACCTGGACACGGAATCGTTCGAGATCACCGTTCCTGCCGGGAGCGGAGGACCGTTCGCCACGGTGGCCCAACTGGCTGCCCATGAAGCGGACACCACGGCGGTCCACGGCATCGTGGACACGGCCGACCTGGTCGTCACCACGGACCCCCGGCTGAGCGACTCCAGGCCACCTACCGGTGCGGCCGGCGGAGACCTGGCAGGCAGCACGTACCCGGACCCGACCGTGGCCGCGATCGACGGAGTGGTCCTGTCCGGTACTCCGGCCGTCGGCGACGTGCTCACCGCGACCGGGGCCGCTGCAGCGGCGTGGACCGCCCCGGAGTCCGTCACGCCGGAGTGGGTGTTCGACATCGCCGACCCCGCGTACGGCGCCGTGGGGGACGCGAAGGTCGTCGGGGACGGGGTCATGTCGTCCGGGTCCGCAGTCCTCACCAGCGCGACCGGGGCATTCGCGGTCGGCATCGTGGGCAAGGCCATCTCGGTGAAAGGCGCCGGGGTCAACGGGGTCACGACCGCGTCCGGCACCGTGCTGGTCCGCACCAGCGCCAACCAGCTCACGCTGTCGTTCAGCAACGCGTCCGGCGGGGCGCTGGCCAACGCCGTGGTGATCTGGGGCACGGACAACCAGACCGCGATCCAGGCCGCGACCGACGCGGCGGAGACGTACCTGGCCACGCACACGTACGCGCAGGTGTACGTGCCTCCGCAGCCCTTCATCGTGGCCGGGGCCCTGAACACGTCCAAGAGCGGGAACGGTCAGGTCGTCTTCGGCCCGCAGCCCACGACCGGCGTGAAGAAGATCTTTGAGTTCCGGGGCGAGAGCGACGGGGCCGCAGCGGTGCGGCACTGGCAGCAGACCGTTCCGCAGTTCGCCGGGTCCTGCTTGATCAGCTTCGGGGTGTACGCGTCCACCGCGGCCCAGATAACCAGCATCAACGCGGCCGGGAACCCGGGCGTGATCTGTGGACCGAACGAAGGCAGCGGGTACGGCGTCGGGGCGGTGTACAGCAACACCCAGGCCGTGCTGAAGAACCTGGCGATCCTCACGGCTCACAGCTCCTTCGGGCTCACCTACGGCGCCTTCAACTTCTACGGCTGCGCCAACGCGCACGTGGCGAACGTGGGGTACGGCACGGCGGGCACGGTCGCCAGCCCGAGCACCGACTACAGCTCCCCGGGCGTGTTCGGTACCGGGCTCAGCTTCGGAGCCCTGATGCCGGCGCCGGGAAACAATGACCACTGCATCGCGGAGAACGTGAGCTGCGGAGGCGGGTACACGTACGCGCTCGCCTTCACCGAGCACGGGGTCATGCTCCGGCTGATGATCCTGTACTGCTGGGCCGCACTGTGCCCGGTCGGCACGTACTTCGGGTCCGTTGGGTCCGTTCACGCCATGGACGTGATCTCCGCGTCCATCGAAGCGTGCGTCCACGAGCTGTACATCATCGGCCCGGGGTCCTCCGGTGTCGGCCCGACGATCTACGCCAACATCTCCACCGAATCCAGCACCCCGAACATCGACGGCAACTCCGCCAACGCGGTGAAGTTCGCCCTAGGCCGGGTCCGGCTGACCGGGCTGTTCACCGAGTCGGGGGTGAGCACGTCCGGTCCGTGCGGGGTCGAGCTGGTCAACGGGGCGGTACCCAAGGCCATCCGGCGTCTGACCGCCAACTTCACCGCGCGCCCCATCGACCGCGCCCTGATCTGCGACACGGACGCCGTGGGCGCCTTCACCGCCACGCTGCCCGCAGCTGGGGCCGACTTCAACCCGGTGACGTACACCTTCCACAACACGGGGTCCGACGTGCTGACCGTGGCGACCGGATCCGCGCAGACCATCACGGCCCTGGCGATGCCCGGCGCCACCAGCGTGGTGGTCGCCTCGGGTGCGATACTGCGGCTGTCGGCCCTGTTCGACGGATCCGCCTGGGGCTGGTTCGCCGTATGACCCCGGAGGTGACCACGTGGCCCGTGCCCGCTGCCCCGCGACCGACACGCTGATCGTGAACGGGGAGCCCCTGGAACTGCGGTGCGTCCACTGGGGCGAAGAGGGGGCCCACGTCGGAGACCACCTGGTCCACACCCAGGCGCTGGTGGACGACCACACCTGGCCCAACGACAACCCCTCCGACGCCTGACCGGGAAGGTGCACGATGCCCGTCATCAACCCGGTGACCGCCACCGGCAGCAACAGCGGAGCGGATTTCGGTCCTTGCGCCACATGGCCGGTTCAGTGGCTGTGTGAGGTCACGGCGGAGACGGCTCCGCTGACCGGGGCTGCCGTGGCAACCGCGACCGAGGTGCTGTGGGCGCTGACCGGCATGCGGTTCGGGCTGTGCACCGTGACGCTGCGCCCGTGCCGTCAGGACTGCTACAGCGGACGTATGTACGACGATTTCGGGCCATCGTGGTTCGCCAACTCCTGGCCCACTCCGGCGCTGATCGGCGGACTGTGGTTCAACCTGGTGTGCGGGGGATGCGCCGGATCCTGTTCGTGCTCGCGGGTCAGTGAGTTCGTCCTCCCTGCCCCGGTGAACGAGATCATCGAGATCAGGATCGACGGCGAACCCATGGTGACGGGCGGGTACCGCCTGGACAACAACCGGATCGTGGTCCGCACGGACGGGGGAGTCTGGCCCCGCTGCAACGACCTGTCTAGGGACGACACGGAGCAGGACACCTGGTCCGTCACCGCCACGTACGGGGAGGCGGTCCCCGAGGGCGCGGCGTTCGCCATGGGGGCGCTGGTCTGCGAGATCCTGAGGGCCGCAACGGGTGGTGACTGCAAGCTGCCGGCCGGGCTCCAGCAACTGGTCCGCCAGGGCGTGACGATCCAGTACCCGGACGTGGGGGAGCTGTTCCGGCAGGGGCGGACGGGGCTGTACCTGGTGGATATGTTCCTGGCCACCTGGAACCCGTACGGCCTACGCCAGAAGGCCCGGATCGTCAGCCCCGACCGGCCACCGGTCCGGAGGCCCACCTGATGCCGCTCATCACCGGACCCCTGAAGTGGTACACCGTCGCGGAGACCGTGCGCCTGGCGATCGATGCCGAGATCGCGGCGAACCCTCCGGACCGGTCCAGCGTCGTACCCGGGGCCATCGCCTGGGACGCGTGCGACTGCGGGCTGTTGGCGGTGTCCGTGGCCCGGATCTACCTTTCCGACAACTTCCCGCTGCCGCTCACCACCGCGACCGCGTGCCGGGCCGCGTGGGACGTGGCGGAGATCGTGGTGCAGCTCATCCGCTGTGCCCCTAACCCGGACGACCAGACCCTTGTCCCGACGATCGCTGACCTGACTGCATCGGCCCAGGAGATCCTGACCGACGCCTACGGCCTGCTGAAGGCGGTCTCGGTCAAGCTGTGCGAGATGAAGGCGGACCGGGAGATCATCGACTTCTTTCTCAACCCGCTCACCGCACAGGGTCCGTCCGGAGGGTGCGTGGGCAGTGAGCTGCGCTTCCTGGCCGCGCTGCCGAGGAACTGACATGTCCTTCAACGTGTCCACCTCGTTCCGGCTCGACCAGAGCCGCGTAGCGCGTCTCCTACGGCTTCCCGGAGGTGCGGTGGACCGGAGCCTCAGGCGGCGCGTGGAACGCGTGCAGGCAGCCGCACAGAGGCTTGCACCGGGGTCCATGGGCAACGGCATCCGTACGTCCCTGCGCTACACCCATGACGGGCCGGTGGGAACGATCACGTCCACGCACCCCGCGACCATCTACGTGGTGAACGGGACCCGGCCCCACATCATCCGACCGAAGCGCGCCGGGGGCGTCCTGCGATTCGAGATCGGGGGCCGGGTCGTGTACGCGCGGTACGTCTCGCATCCGGGCACGCGTCCGAACGGGTTCCTCATCGAGGCGCTGCGCGCCGCACTCTGATCCGGTGCGCGACCCAGCACGTCCCGAACCACACGATGCCGATACCGAAGCCGATCCCCGGCCAGATGCCCAGCAGGATCCCTACCACGGTCCGCACCCCGGTTCGGTGCAGTGGCCGGGGAGGTTGTGCCAGACGCGTACGAAGCGGTCCGCCCGGCCTTCGTGCTCGCACTCGCGCGCCGGGTTCCAGCCCTGGAGCAGGCACAGGGTCCAGCGCAGGCCGCTGATCTGGCCGGTGAGATTGTCCCGGACCACGTAGCCGGCGTCGGACAGGTCCCCCAGGATGCGGTCCCGGGCGTGCATGGCCCAGACCACCTGCTCAGCGATCCGGTCGGTGAGTTCGGCCGCTGTGAGGGCCGTGGGTTTCGTCATCGCTCCTCCGTCGGGTCCGCGGGGATCAAACCGTGCTGTCCGTACTGAGCCAGGGTTCCAATCACTTCACTCGCGCGCAGGCTCTGTCCCGGGCCCAGGAAACCCCTGCGGACGGACGCGTGAATGAGGCCACCGCCGGCCGTGAACGTGGCGGTCACGATGCGGGCCCCTGACTGGGCCGTGAATCCACCCGGGAACTGGGATACGGACCAGCCGTACCCGCGGGCTCCGTCCAATGCAGCGGTGTCGCTGAGTCCTGGTTCGTTCATCGTTCCTCCGTCGGGTCGGGTTCATTTAAGTAAACCACGGATCAAGCCCGGAAACCAGTAACGGAGCGTAGCGGGGAATCAGACCGGGCTGACCTGCGGGAGTGTTTTCGGAGTGAGGAGTGTGGGGATCGCCCTTTCGCCGCCATGCCTTTGGCACTCAACAGAGCTATTTCCATGATCAACTTCCCTTCACTCCCAAACGCATAGGACGAGGGGTGGTACCCCACACTCCACACCCAACCTCACACCGGAGGAAACGATTCCGCCCCGTTTGTCCGTCCATACGTGCGGGTGTAACCCGGTGTGTCCCTAAATGCCGGAGTGTGGGCAACGGAATCCACACCCCACACCGCCGGACTCGGGCCCCACACTCTCACCGACCGTGACGGAATCCGGCCCGGTCAAGATCTCTCCCGCAGTCCCCTACGGTGGCTCCATGAGCGAGAGCACGGGCCCGCTGACCGGGTCCACAGACGACGGGGTGAAGGACTTCACCCGAGCGCACGAACGGATCAGGTTCCGCATCGACGGGGACCTGTTCGAAGCGGCGCGGGCACTGCCCGGCAAAACGCTGACGGAGTTCGCCACCCGCTTCGAGAAGATCGGCGCCATGCCGGTCAACGCCCAGGTGGACGCGATCCTGGACGCGCTCGGGCTGGTGCTGCTCCCCGACTCCGCCGCGGCGGTGTCCAAGCGGCTGGGGGACCTGGAGAACCCGATCGAGCTGGAGCAGGCCAGCGAGGTCATGATCTGGCTGCTGGAGAAGTACGGGCTGCGCCCTACACAGCCGTCCTCGAACTCTGCGGGTGGGTCCGGCAACCCGGCATCTGGCACGAACTCGACGGACGCTCCGCAGCAGCCGGTACCGATTTCGCCTACCTTCCTGCCGACCGGTTCCTGAACCTGGTCTACGCCGAGATGCTCCAGCGGGTGCGGGTACACGAAGGCCAGAGCGCGGAGGACGCGCGTAAGGTCCTGGACAGCATGCTGTCCGTGGCCGGCTGGGCCGTGCCCGGCTCCGGCCCGAAGCGCGTGAAGCAGCGTGACCCGAAGGCACCGTGGTGGTGGACCGATGAGGAAGACGCGTCGGACTCCTTCCTCAAGGCGATGGGGGTGAGCCTGTGAGCGAGCAGATCGGCGAAGCCCATATCCAAGTGGATATGAACACGCTTCCGGCGCAGCTCGCGCTGCGGGAGTTCAGCCGGGACGCGAACGGGCGCCTGCACGACATCCGGGGCCGTTTCGCCGCTGAGGGCGCGCAGATCTCCCGGTCGCTGGAGAGCACCACCCGCGACACCGAACGCTTCGGGCTGTCCCTGCGGGGACTGAGCGTGTCCCTGGGCCCGCTGGCCGGGATCCTGGGGAAGACAGCGCTGGGGGTTGGCGGTATCGGGGCCGCGGCGGGCACAGCGCTGCCCCTGATCGCCTCCGTGGTCACCGCTCTGGAGCAGATAGCCCCGGCCGCTGCGGTGGCCACCACGGGCGCCCTGGCCATCGCCCAGGCGAACGCCGTGGTGAAGCTCAGCATGGCCGGGGTCGGGGACGCGGCGAAGGCCGCGTTCGACACCTCGGCCCTAGGGACGAAGAAGTTCGACAAGGCACTGAAGACTCTTGGACCGAACGCGAAGGACTTCGTTCTCACCATCAAGTCCATGGTCCCGGAGTTCACGAAGTTCCAGCAGAGCATCCAGGACACGGTCTTCACCGGGTTCTCCAAGGAACTGAAGAGCCTGGCGGGCTCCGTCCTGCCGGTCCTGAAGACCAACCTCACGGCCACGGCTACCACGCTGAACCAGGTGGCACTGAGCACCGCTGCCGCGGCCGGTCAGCTCGCCACGAACGGAACCCTGGGCAAGGCCATGGCGGGCGCCAATCAGGGTCTGACGAACCTGGCCGGGATCCCGGCCCTGGTCGTCACCGGACTGGGCCAGCTCGCGACCGCAGCGGCCCCGGCGTTCGACCGGATCACCCAGGCCGCTGCCGGCGCGGCCGGTTCGATCTCGGACAAGCTGAGCAAGGCATTCGCGTCCGGAGGCCTGGAAGACGCGATCAACACCGCGATCGACGTACTGTCCGGGCTGGGGGACATCGCGGGGAACGTCTTCGGCACCCTGAAGAACGTCCTGGGGGCCGCGTCCACGGGCGGGGCCGGTCTGTTCCAGGTGCTCACGTCTATTACCCAGACCTTGCAGGACGCGACAGCCACCAAGGGATTCCAGGATGCGATCGGCGCCCTGGTTCAGACCATGGGCGTGGTGGCGGACACCGTGGGGCCGCTGCTCGGGCAGGCGATCGCGGTGCTGGGCCCGGTGTTCGTGGCCCTGGCCGGCCCCGTGCAGACCCTGGTGCAGGCGCTCGGTGCCGGTCTGTCCCCGATCATCGCGGCTCTCGGCCCGGTCCTTGAGGGAACTGCACAGGCAGTCGGCTCGATCGTCATCGCGTTCTCCCCGCTGCTGCCGATCATCGGGGACCTGATCGCGTCCCTGCTGCCCGCGCTGGTCCCGGTCCTGGACACGATCACTCAGCTGTTCACCGACGCGGCCCCGCTGATCGTCCAGGTGGCGGACACCTTCGTGTCTGCTCTGGCTCCGGCCATCGCAGGTCTGTCCACGAACATTTCCCCGCTGCTGGACGTGTTTACCCAGCTCACCGCCACCCTGCTGCCGGTCCTGTCCGGTCTGTTCGTGCAACTGGCCCCGGTCGTCACCGCGTTCGTGTCCGCTTTCGCGGGGGTCCAGACCCAGCTGGTGGCGCTGGCGGTCCAGGTGCTGCCGATCCTGGCGAATCTTCTTGTGCAGCTGGCTCCGACGATCGTTCAGGTTGCCACGGCGGTGCTCCAGCTCCAGACCGCCCTGTTGCCGGTCATCGGTCTGGTGGCCCAGGCGATCGCGTTCGTGATACCTCTGTTCGCCCAGTGGATCAGCCTGACCGCCCGGATTGTTGCAGTGCTGGTGACCAACCTGGCAGGGGTCATCACGAACATAGTCGTCCCGGTGATCAATACCCTGGTCGCACTGTTCCGGGGCGACCTGTCCGGGGCGTTTCGCGCGCTGGGCTCCCTGGTGGCCGGGGTCGGACGTCAGATATCGACCACCTTCAACGGCGTGATGGGAGTGGTCCGGTCCGCCATGACGGCGATTGTCGGGGCGGTCTCCTTTGCCACGGGCACGATCCGGGTTCTGTTCTCCTCCGCGTGGAACGCGGTCGCCGGTGCCACGTCCTCGGCCTTCAACCGGGTGCGTACCGCCGTCTCCGACGCGATCGGCGCCGCGGTACGTACGGCCAGCAGCCTGAAGGACAGGATCACCGGGGCGTTCAGCGGGGTGGGGTCGCTGCTGTACAACTCAGGGCGTTCCCTGATTTCCGGATTCATCAACGGCATCAAGTCGATGCTGTCCGCGGCCAAGGATGCCGCGTCCGCAGTCGTGGGCAAGGTCCGGGGGTTCTTCGGGTCGTCCCCGGCCAAGGAGGGCCCGCTGAGCGGCAAGGGCTGGACGCTGTACTCCGGGGAGGCGCTGGCCTCCGACTTCGCCGCGGGCATCCGGGCCAACCAGTCGTTGGTGACCCGTGCTACCAGCCGGCTGGTCTCCGGAGCGGCCGCGCCCGTCTCCGCCGGACAGGGTGTCGCATCCCTGCTGTCCTCCACCCACACCGCCGGAACGGTCACCGCGCAGGCGGCCGCTCCGAACGTGAGCGTGAACACGGCCGCTCCGCGGGTCACCGTGATGATCGGGAACAAGGTGATCAATGATCATGTGCAAGTCCTGATCGACGACAACAACGTAGCCGTGGCGCGCCAGCTCGCGCAGGGGGTGAGGATCTGATGAACACCCTGGTGGCGACCGCCGACAACGACAACGCTGAAGTCGAGCTGGTCATCGACTTCGATACGACGCTGATCGACAACTCCTTCACCATTGTCCGGGTGGCCGCTGACGGCACGGAGACCATCGTCCGGGGCGGGTACCGGGTGGTTCTGTTCCCGGTCACGCTGGACTACTTCCTCATCGACACCGAGGCCCCGCTGAACACGCCCGTCCACTACCGGGCGTACGAGGATGTGGACGGGCTGGGGCCCACCGCCAACCAGGCGGTCTCCGGCACGGTGACGATCGTGACCACGTACAGCTGGTTCAAGGACCCCGCGCGGCCGTGGGCCAACGTCCGGGTGGACCTGTGCCCCCAGGGGGCGCCCTGCACCGACGAAACCGGCGTGTCCCTGATCCAGCTCGGCAACAAGACCCGGGCCTCGGACGCGAACCTGATCGGTGTCCTGGACCGGGAAAAGCCGGCGGACATCTGGGCGCGCCGCAAGGGCATCGTCTCCTCCGTCGTCTTCCTCACCCGCAGCCTGACGGCCGTGGACGCGGTCTATGACCTGTTCACGGCCGGAGGTCCGCTGCTGCTCCAGTTCGACCCGCTGTTCGGCTGGCCCGACGCGTACTGGCAGCCGGGGGACCTGGCGGAGAACTACACCGGGTCCAACGACCAGCGGGTGCCGTTCCGGCTGTGGTCGGTCCCGCTGGTGCAGGTGGACCAGCCCTCCCCGGCCGCAGCCGGGCAGGGCACCGTGTGCTCCAACTGGTGCCTGGTGGCGGAGCGGTACGGGACCATCCAGGATCTGGTCAACACCGGGCTCACGTGGCTTCAGATGGCTGACTGCACAGCGACACCCGTTCCGATTCCGGACGGGTACGGTTTCGGCCCGTACGGCTCAGGTCCTTACGGCGATGGAGGCTAGACGATGCCGATCAGCAAACCCACCATCGGCCAAGACCCCTGGGGCGCGGACCTCAACGCGGCCCTGGACCAGATAGGTGACCTGGCGACCAACGTCACCGACGCGGCCTACGGAGCAATGGGCGACGGGGTCACCAACGACACCACGGCGGTCCAGGCAGCCATCACGGCCGTGTCCGGGGCCGGGGGAGGTGTCGTTTACTTCCCCGCCGGCACGTACCTGTGCAGCCCGAACGTTCTCGCGGTGCCCAGCAACGTGCGCATTGTCGGGTCGGGCCGCAAGTCCACGTTCCTGAAGAAGAGTTCGGCGGGTGTGCTGCTGTCCATCTCGGGCCCGTCCACCGACGCGACCGGGGCCACGCACGCCCGGTACAGCTCGGTGGAGAACATCGGCCTGAACGGCAACTCCACCAGCGGAGCCCTGCTCCAGCTGTACTACGCGGACAACCTGTACTTCCGCGAGGTCCACTTCACCTCCAACGCGGACACGATCGTCCAGACGGCGGAGTTCTGGGACTCCCGCTTCATCTCCTGCACGTTCGAGAGTTCCGGCGGGGCTGCGGACGCGGTCATGCCCATGGTCCGGCTCCGCAACTCCGTGGCCGCGTCCGGCTTCGGGTTCTCCGCGGACAACACGAACAACATCGCCTTCGTGGCCTGCCGGTTCGAGGACTTCTACAACGGCGCGATCCGTATCGAGCAGGGCACCAGCAACACGAACAACCCGAACGCGATCTTCATCACGGACTGCAAGATGGAGTCCAGCAACCTGCGCGGTGGCAGTCACCTGCGGGTGAACGCGGAGTGCAAGGGCGTGTACGTCAACGGCCTGTACTGCTTCGCAGGGGCGTTCTTCTCCGGGTACTCCACCGAACAGAACATCGTCAACTGGGCTCCGCAGGCCTCCGAGCTGGCCAACGTGCTCATCGCCAACGGGGCGGTGGCCACAGTCAACAGCGGCGTACTGCTGTTCTCCGGAGCAGCTAGTACCGCCCGGCTGGACACGGTGATCGGTGCGTACACCACGGCCCCGGTCGGCAGCCACATTTTCTACGACGCGTCGTCCACCGCCGATTTCCATGTGACGAACTGCTACGGCAGCACCGGCGGTCAGTCCGGTGGCACGGTGCCGATCCGCTGGTCCGGCCAGCACCCGGTCAAGCAGATCGCGGGCGTACCGGTGGACGGGGACTTCACCCACACCCCGCTGAACGGCACCTTCGCCATCGACACATCCGCAGGAGAGCTGTACATACGCATTGCGGGTGTGTGGACCGCTACCGGGAACAACGGAGACGTGCAGACCTTCACAGGGTCGGGTACTTGGACCAAACCGGCCGGAGCGAAGACGGTCACCATCGTTGCCATCGGAGGCGGAGGCGGAGGCGGATCCGGAGCACGCGAACCCAGCCTCACCCTGTCCACCGGAGGTGCCGGCGGAGGCGGGTCCGCGTACACCATCCGCACCGTGCCGGCTTCCCTGCTGAGCGCCACGGAGACCGTGACCGTGGGGGCGGGCGGAGCCGGGGGAACCGCGATCACCACGAACGGCACCGTAGGCAATCCCGGGTCCACCGGCACCAACTCCGTCTTCAAGTCGTCCACCTTCCTGGTCGCCAACGCGGGCGTGCTCGGCGGGGGCGGTACGGCTGCGGGCGCAGCGTCCGGAGGAGCCGGGGGCGGGGGCGGGGCCAACGGCGGGGCAGGGGCTTCGTCGTCCGCCACGGGCGGGGCCGGCAGCGCGGGCACCTCGGTGGGACTGGCAGCCCCGGGCGGTGGCAGCGGAGGCGGGGTGACCACCGTGGCCGCTGCATCGGCCGGCGGGGCAGGCGGAAACGTCTCGTCCTCCGGGGGCAACGCGGGTGGCACGGCGGGTACAGCAGGCAACCCGGGCGGGGCGGGTGTCTCGGTGACCGCGGGGGCTCCGCTGACCGGTACGGCTGGCGGTGGCGGTGGCTCTGCCACGGCCGCGGTCGGCGGAACCGGTGGTGCAGGCGGAACCTACGGAGCCGGTGGCGGTGGCGGTGGCGCGAGCCTGGACGGCAGCAACTCCGGGGCCGGTGGAGCAGGAGCCAACGGCATCGTCGTTGTGATGACGGCTTCCTGATGTTGACCTCATCAGCCACCTATCCGGCCGTACTGAAGGGTCCGCACAAGCGGTACACCCTGCTGGACGTGTTCCAGGGCGGGGTCCAGGTGGCCAGCATCAGTGATCTGACGTTCAGCGCCGGGTCGGTGACCGCGAACCTCACCTCCCGGGTCACCCGCTCCGCATCGCTGACGTTCAGTGATGCGGACTTCCCCGGGGACGTGAACTCGATCCTGTCCCCGTATCAGAGCGTCATCCGGATCAGTACCGGGATCCAGTACCCGAACGGTCTGTGGGAGGTCTTCCCGGTCTTCACCGGCCGGGTGTATACCCCGCAGCGCCAGGCGGACGGCACGGTGACGGTCCGGGCGGACGACCGTGCGGCCGATGTGGTGGCGTACCGGTTCGAGGCACCGCAGAACGTGGGCACGTCCACCACGGTGCTCACCGAGATCCGCAAGCTCATCACCCAGGCCGTGCCCGAGGCCGTGTACGGCACGAACGACGTGACCGACCAGAATTCCCCGGCACTGACCTGGGACCAGGACCGGGGACAGGCACTGGACGATCTGGCTGAAGTGCTTCAGGGCCGCTGGTATTCCCTAGGCAACGGGGACTTCGTGGTGCGTCTGTTCCCGTACGCGCTGGGATCCGTGGTCTCCGACATCAGCGACGGGCCGGACGGGCTGCTGTCCACCGCCAATCGCACGCTGACCCGGGACGGGGTGGTGAACTCCGTGACCGTGGTGGCGGAGCGGATCGACGGCACCACCCCCATCCGGGTGACGGCGCGGAACACGGACGCATCCTCCCCGACGATGTTCGGGAATCTGTACGGCCGCGTGTCCCAGGTCATCACGATCCAGACCCCGTTGTCGTCCGCGGCCGCGCAGGCGCTGGCCACCCAGCAACTGGCTGCCCAGTCGGCTTTGTCCGAACAATGGTCGGTGCAGATGGTGCCGGACTCCACGCTGGAACCAGGCGACACGGTGCGGCTGAGCTACCGGGGGCAGACAGCGGACCAGGTGATTGATTCGATCACGTACCCTCTGACCACGGACGGCACGATGAGCCTGAGCACCCGCTCAGCGATCGCCCCGCCGGTCACCGTCGGGGAAGGGACCTGAGCTATGGACCTGACACCGAATCGGAGCTATCCGTTTCCGGAGTGCAGTCCTCCGCTTGTCGAGGACGAGGCGAACGCCCCGGTACAGACCCGCGCTCTCGCCGAGGCCATGGACGCGGACTTCACCACGGTGGACGCCCTGATCGAGGCCACTTACCAGCTCCCCACCACGATCCTGCGCATTAGTTCCAGCACCTCGATCGCCAGCGGCGACGACGTGCCGTTCGATGTGGTCGAGTACGACCCCCAGGGCTGGTCGAACGGAGACACAGTCCAGGCCCCGAACGGTCTGTGGCTGGTGACAGGCTTCGTGGCCTGCGCGTCCGGAGAGAACGTCCAGCAACTCGCGGTGCAGTTCACCGGGGACGGCTCCGGGTTCTTCCTTCAGGGCACCTCCCCGACCGCGTCGAACCGGGGCCAGATGACCGGCAGCGGTGTCACGATCCGAACGGCGGGAGCCGCGTTGGGGCTGCGGGTGTTCTTCACCGGAACGTCTCCGTCCAACTTCGACAACTGCTGGTTCTCCGCGACCCGATTGGTGGCCCTGTGATGGCAGTCACGAGCATGGCCAAAGCGGTGCAGTCGGTCTCACCCCGGCCGGGGACCTACCGGGTGGGCACCGTGTCCGCAGTGTCCTCCACAACACTTGATGTGGTCGTGGGGGGAACGACCATCACGGCCGCGTACCTGCACTCCTACGCGGCAGCCGAAGGGGACCTGGTGGTCGTGGGGAACCAGGACGCGAGCTGGATCGTGCTCGGCAAGCAAGCCGGTGTCGGGCCCAACCTGGTGGAGAACGGTGGATTCGAAGCGGACGGGGAGACGCCGGGAGTACCGTCCGACTGGTTCCTTTACGACGAATCCGGCACCGCGACCACCCAGGTTCTGTCGGTCACCGATGCCCCGTCGGGGGACTTCGTGCTCCAGATCAACCCGGACACCGGGGCGCGGACCACGGTGATGTACAGCCAGCCGTGGGCGGTGGAGCCCGGCCAGACGTACGCCCTGTCCGCGTTCGCCGGCGGGGTGGACGATTCGACCGGGGACATCGAACTGCATCTGCTGTGCTTCGCAGGCCCCACCGACCTGATGCCCACCACGACCGCGGACGTGACCGCGGCCAGCGTCAACGACGTGGCCCAGCCGGCCCCGTACACGTCGATCTCCGGTACCGCGGTGGTCCCGGCAGGAGCAAGTCTGTTCGCCCGTGCCGGGCTGCGCTCGGTGCTCGCGACCGGGGTCGGCATGCAATGGGATTTCGTAGTGGGGAGGCGGACCGCATGACTGCACCCACAGTGACATGGGGCCTCGTTTATCAGACGTTTACCGACCCGGCCGACATCAGCCAGTCGATCCAGGATCTGGCGGACACCGCGGACACCGCCGTGCAGTCGCTGTACGACGCGCGGGCGATCGGCGCGGCGAAGCCGGCCATGCGTGCGGCCACGTCCACGACACAGTCGATCCCCAACAACACGGACACGAACCTGACGTGGCCGGCGGGGTCGCAGTCGTTCGACAACGACACGATGTGGGACAACTCGGTAACCAACGGCACGCTTGTCTTCACCCACGCCGGGATCTACCTGGTGGCACTGCGGTGCACCTATGTGGCCACCGCGTCCGGTGGAGGGGTCCGCAGGGTTACGTTTACCCATTCCACCCTGGGGATCGTGGCGCGTAACACCCAGCTCGGAACAGTCTCCGACGGGGCCGCCCTCAGCACGACCGTTGCCGTTCCGGTGTACACACCCGGGGAGACCATGACGTTCCAGACGCTCCAGACGTCCAGCGTCGCGCTGAACACGGTCACCAAGCAGTTGCAGGCGTTCCGCCTGTCCACACTCTGAGAGGGAGGGCGACCCGTGGGAACAACCGCCAACCGCAGCTACCCCTACCCGGACCCGTCCGACGCGGCCGACTTCGCCGGAGGGCTGGAAGATCTGGCCCGCGCGGTGGACGCGGACGTCCAGGCTCTGGTCAACCTGGTCACACCGCCCCCGCTGTCAGTGTTCGACGGGAACGACTTCGCGGTGCTCTTCTCCGGAGTGGAGACCGCAGCGGGGTACAACCGGACGGTCTACAACAACGGGGCCGGAGCGATAGGCGCCGGGGGGAACCGGATCACTGTCCGGGTTCCGGGAACGTACTTTCTCCAGTTCCTGGTCAGCGCCCCGGACGTGACCTCGGTGCTGGAAGCGTTCATCCGCGTCAACACCACCGACTTCGGCCGGGTGGTCCATGAGGGTAATGCCCCGTCCCGGCCCCGGCTGATGGTCGGTGCCCTGGTCCCGAACATGGTCGCGGGGGACATCATCACCACCACCGTGATCCAGAACACCGGGGCTTTCGTCGCCACCTTCGCGGGTCCCCGGCTGACCATGTACCGCGTAGCACCCTGACCAGGACAGACGAAGGAGGAACCGATGACGACAGAGCCGATGACCGCGGACCAGCTCACCGCCCAGCTCAAGCGGTGGGGCGTGAGCTTCACCGAGCATCCCGGATGGCGGACCAACAACCGGGCCGGGCACGGAGCCTGGGGCCCGGTCAACGGGTCCATGATCCATCACACTGCGTCTGGTGACGGCACGGGGATCGTGGAGCTGTGCTACGCGGGCCGGGCCGACCTTCCCGGCCCGCTGTGCCACGGGGTGGTTCACAAGGACGGCACGGTGACGCTGGTCGGCAACGGACGGGCCAACCATGCCGGAGCCGGCGCGTTCAACGTCTACAGCGCCGTACTGGACGAACTGAGGATCCCGGCGCCGGGCGCGGACACGGTGGACGGCAACGCGCACTTCTACGGGTGGGAGTGCGTGAACCTGGGCACCGGCAAGGACCCATGGCCCGATGTGCAGCTCGAAGCCATGGTCCGGGTGCAGGCGGCCGTCTGTGAGTTCCATGGCTGGGGGGCGCAGTCCGTCATCGGCCACCTGGAGTGGACCGCCCGGAAGATCGACCCGCGCGGATTCACTATGGTGAGCATGCGGGCACTGGTGGCCGCGCACCTGGCAGCCGGACCGAGCACGGAGGACGACATGACGATCAGCGCAGTGGACGTGAAGCAGCTCGCGAGTACGGACGGGGTCTTCGTGGCCCCTCCGGACGCCTCGGGGTACTCGCCCGACCCCGCATCCCCCAACCACTACTGGGCCTTCGGGACACATGTGCAGTCCACCACGGTGAAGGTCCGCAGCATCGAGAAGACGCTTGCCGAGGTGAAGGCGTCCGTGGACGCTCTCGCAGTCGGCGGCGTGGATCTGGACGCACTCGCAACCAAGGTGGCGGACCTGCTCGCTGCCAGACTCGCTTCCTGAGAGGAACCGTCATGGACGTCAACCTGGACACCGCCTACTGGCTGGGCCTGGCCATTTCCTTCGTGCTCCCGGTCCTGGTGGGCCTGGTCACCTCCGCCAGCATCCCGGCCGGGGTGAAGGCGGTCCTGCACCTGTTCCTGTCCGCCGTACTGTCCTTCGTCACCGAGTGGTCCACGGCCCCGGACGGGTTCGACTTCGGCACCGCTCTGGTCCTGACCGCGGTCTCGTTCGTCGTCGGTGTGGCCGCGCATTTCGGCTTCTACAAGCCGACCCTGATCAGCGCGAAGGTCCAGTCCGCCTTCACCACCGCAGCCTGAGGAGTACCGACGATGGCGATGGATGACCGGATCATTCACCTGGTCCGCCAGGAAGTGGACCGCGTACTGACCGAGGCGGACGCCGGTCCCGACAGCCTGCACACCGAGCTGCACGCCCTGGCCACGAAGGTGGACGCGCTGACTGCCCGGGTGGCCGCACTGGAGGCCCAGATCGCTCCGCGCCCGGCCCGTGCGAGGAAGGCGACGGACCCCGCGTGAAGGTGCTGGTGTACCCCACGGATTCGTGGGGCTGCGGGCTGTTCCGCATGACCGGGCCCGGTGAGGCGCTGCGCCGGGCCGGTCACGACGTGACCGTGGTGAAGCAGGCGGACCGCCGCGTCATGCTGCACATGCGGGGCGAAGAGGTCGTCAAGGTGGACACCGAAGCGGACGTGGTGGTGTTCCAGCGGATCACGAACAGCCGGCTCGCGCAGGCGGTGAGCGTGCTGCGCCGGCAGGGCACCGCGGTGGTCGTGGACGTGGACGACGACCTGACCTCCGTTCATCCGAACAACCCGGCGTGGCACGGGCTCCATCCCCGCAACGAGGGGCGCAAGCTGCCGGGCGGGACCGTGTCCATGTCGTCATGGCGCAACCTGAACGCGGCCTGCCGGGCGGCCACCCTGGTCACGGTGTCCACGAAGGCGCTGCTGCCCGTCTACGCGGCGCACGGCCGGGGCGTGGTGCTGGACAACTACCTGCCCTCCGCGTACGACCACGTGCCCCATGTGGACTCCGACATCATCGGCTGGCCGGCGTCGCTGCACTCCCACCCCAACGACCCGGAAGCGGTCGGTGCGGCGGTCTCCCGGCTGGTGGCGGAGGGCACCAGGTTCGAGGTACGCGGGGACCCGGCCGGATGCGCGACCGCCTTCGGTCTGACGGAGGAGCCGGAGGGCGGGAGGATTCCGCTGGAACAGTGGCCGGAATCGGTCGGCCGGATCGGTATCGGCATCGCACCCCTGGCGGACACCCGGTTCAACCGGAGCAAGTCCCGGCTCAAGCCGTTGGAGATGTGCGCGGCGGGGGTCCCGTGGGTGGCGTCGCCCCGCCCGGAGTACGCCCGGCTGCATGCTGCCGGCGCGGGGGTCCTGGCGGACCGTCCGCGCACCTGGTACCGGGAGCTGAAGCGGCTGAGGGAGTCCCCGGCGCTGCGGGAGGAACTGTCCCAGGCCGGCCGTGCGGTGGCCGCGGCGAACCGGCTGGAAGACCACGCCTGGCGTTGGCAGGAGGCATGGGAGAAGGCGTACGAACTCCAGCGGGGAGTCCGTACGCCTTCGGTGATCGGGGTCTAGTCTTCGTCGTCCCGGAAAGCGGAGCCGTAGCCTTCCCAGTTGTCCACCCCGGCAGCTTCCAGCTTGCCCAGTCGCTCGGACCGCTCCTCCAACTCGGCGATCGTGGCGCGGAGTGCCTGGGCTTGGACCAGCAGATCCGTCCTCGCCACGGTCTCCCGCTCAAGCCCGTACATGTCCAGAGCCTGGACGAACTCCATGTACTTCGGCCGGCCCGGGTTCAGCTCGGACAGATCGATTACCCGCTGGCGTGCGTCTTCCATGATTCCTCCATCAGTCTGTCTCGATCAGTTCGTTCAGTTCAGCGATACGGGCCCGTATCGCTTTGGTCTGCTTCAGCAGGGCCGTGCGCCGGGCCGGGTCGTCGCACTCCCACAGATCGGTGATCTTGCGGTTCAGCGCGCGGTCCAGGTTCTCCGCGTGCTCGCGCAGGTCATCGGTCGTCATCACCATCAGACTGTTGTCCTTCACGCCCGCGTTCCGTGCGCCACGACCGTCCGCAGGCAAGACACGCGTCGTGGTCCTCGATTCGAATGAGTGTGCTACATGAGCAGACCGGGCACTTGGACCGGGTGCGGATTCTGGCCATCGCCGTGCGCTGGACCAGGGTCGTCCCCGCCCACACCCCGGGGCTCTTGGTCCTCAGGGCCGTGGCCAGGCACTGGACCCGAACCGGGCACCTGTCGCAGTACCTCTGCGAAGCCAGCTCGGCCTGGGCCAGCTCGTTGACCGGGTCGAAAAACACAGGATCATCCGTCCCGCTGCACGCGGCTAGATCCTGCCAGTGCGGGCGCGGGGGCAGCACCGGAGCGCGGCCGGGGGAGATCGAGACCATCGTACGGGGGCGTGGCCGTACCACGGTGCTCACGACCCGTGGGTGTGGCGGATGCGGTCACGCCAGGCCAGGTAGAGCGTCAGATCGTCAGAGCTCAGAGCCGTGGTCCGGGTCTCCCGCTCAGCCTGGGTTTCCAGGTGCAGCGGGATGTCCCCCGGCTCGCTGCGCGCCAGCTCATCGGTCCACGCGGCGTGCTCCATACCCGGGTGCAGCTCGGGGCAGGCGCAGGTGTCCGCGTCCCGGTCCGTGGCCAGCCACGTGCGCAGGGACGAGACCTGGTTCGCGGACAGGGTGATCCGGGCCTCCCCGTCCTCGCTGCCCCGGGTCTGCCTGACGAAGACCAGCAGGCCCCCGTCGCTCACGTCCTCGCAGACCAGTTCCGCGTACGCGCTGCGCTCGGTGAAGTGTCCGTACACCATGTCCGTCCTCCGTCCGTTGTCAGTTTGATTAAAGCACCGCCCCGGTCCCTTGCGGAGACCGGGGCGGGGGTCGAGGTTAGGAGTCTTGAACGACGCTCATGGACCACTTGGCCTGTTCACCGCAAGTCCAGTGGTGGATTTCGTTGGTCCGGATACCGACAGCCGCTACCCGGAAGTTGTGGCCGTCACTGCGGTTCTGATGCGTCCGGGTCACTTTGCAGATCCGGACTTCTTCAGTTCCCCGGGGCCACACTCGGTCGCCCTGTTCCAGTTCCAGTGTCGTCTTAGTGGCCATGGTTCTTTCTCCGATCAGGCAGCGAGGCGGTGGGCCGCACGGGCGAAGATCCCGGCAGCGGTGAGGTCACGCGGGCGGTACACGGACAGCCGGGCGGTGAAGGCGGGCAGGTCGTACAGCTTGACCGGGACCAGCTTCGTGCGGCGACCCTTGAGCTTGATCACCGTCTTACCGCCGGTCCAGGTGGGCACGGTCCGATTGCTGAAGGCTCCGGCGAACCGCTTTGCGGTGGCCGCGTCGATCCCCGTGGCCAGGAGGTGAGTGCGGGCCGGCTGGAGTTCGCGGTTCCGTACCGCTTTCACAGCCCGGTTCTCGATCCGTCGGTTCCGGATGATCTGTCGGGCGGTGCGGCTGCTGGCGTTCATCGGGTCCTCCGTCGTCTGTCCGGTGCTGTCCTGCTGAATTAATTAAACCACAGAGGGCCCCGAGGCAGCAACCCCGGGGCCCTGAGCGGGTCAGCGGTACACCGCGTCCCAGATGGCGCGGCCTACGGTGCCCGGCTTCTGGCTTCCGCACATGTTCCGTGTGGCTCCGAAGATCTTGCCATTGCGCTCGGACCAGTAATTGGCGTACGCCTCGGGGATCCAGGTGGGGACGCCCTCGGTCTTGGGTCGGGCCGGGATAAGGGTGCCTACGATGTACCGCTTGCCCTTGACTGTGACGATCCGCTGTCCCTCGCTGTCCGTCTCAACCGGCTCCGGCTCCTCAACTTCGATCATTTTGAGGGTGACCTTCCGTCCGTCCTTGTACTCGATGACGTGGTGCCCGTAGCTGGAGGACATCGAGCGGACATCGCGCTTGCCGGCCATCATCGCGTGGTCACCTTCGGCGCGCCCGGTCTCGATACTCACCTGGGTGGTGACGCCGTTCTCGGTGCGCTCGTAGACCTTGATCATGTCCCGCTCCTTCGTCCGCTGCTCTCTCCGTCTGATTTAATTAAACCACAGACCGGCTCGGCGCGCAACACGGAACCCCCGCCTGATTCAGGCGGGGGTTCTGGGGCCAGGGATCAGCGCTGGCGGTCGTACTCGTCGATGGTCGTGCCGGGCTGGGGGTTCTCCACCCGGGGCGGAGGCGTGGCGGTGGTGTGCTGCTTGACCGGCTCGGCGTGGCGGACCTGCTGCGAGGCGGCGTCGAGCGCGTTCGCGTCAGACATCTTCTTCTCCCTCTGATCGTTTCCGGTTTGCTTCTTCCGGCCCCTGGCCGGTGGATCAGCGCTGGCGGTCTGACCAGGCCTGGCCCTTGTCCGCGTTCTTCTTCAGGTTCTTCCAGTGGCCGGCGGAGCGGGCCGCGGTGCCGGCCTTCCACTGGGCGGTGGCCTTGCTCCGGCTGGCGTAGCTGTAGGAGTCGCTGCGCCTGAAGGGGTTCCACATGGTCGGTGCCTCTCGTTCGTTCCTCGGTCGGGTGGTGCGGTCAGTTGCCCTTGGTCCAGCCGTTCTCGTAGTAGCCCAGGTACAGCCACTCGTTCCGGCCGCAGGCGTACGCGGTGCCCCGCTCGTTTCCCGGTTCCCCGTCACCCCGGGAGATCTCGCTGGGGTCGCTGTTCACGGTCCATACGATCTGATCGAAGCGGGCAACAGCCGCGTCCTTGGCGTTCGGGCCGGTCCAGACCCCGAGGACCTCTCCGCCCTCCTGGATGATCCCCTTCTCAAGGATCCAGATGCCCTCGCTCATGCTGTCCTCCGTCGTGGGTCCGGTGTCTGTGGCGGAGGGCGGTTGCGACCCCGCTCCGGTGCTCCCGGACGGTCGAGACCTTGGTCTCTCGTCCCGCCCTCCGTCTGATTTAATTAAAGCAGAGTCAGGGAACGGCCGCAACCCCTCACCCGCAGTCGGTGTCCGCCACCCGCAGCCGGTAGTCATCCCCGTCCCGGACCACCTCGTTCTTCTCCAGCATCTTCGCCAGGGCGCCGTGGACCGAAGACTTCGCCCGGCCTGTCCTGTCCGCCAGCTCGGACAGGGACAGACTGTCCTCGGACAGCAGCAGGACAGTCCAGATGTCCAGGGACACCGTGGACGCTGTCCTGTCCGGGACAGCGGACAGGACAGGAGCCGGGACAGGACCGCCGGAGGACAGGGACTGTCCCGCTGTCCGGACAGGCATCGCTGTCCTGTCCGTGTCCGGGACAGAGGCGGACAGGGACCGGAAGCTGTCCACGGACAGCCAGACAGCCTTCGCGTCCACCGGTTCGGTGTGCGTGTCGTCCTGGACCAGCAGCCAGCCGGGGCCGTACAGATCCTGCGGAGCCCAGCCGGCGGATACGTTGTCGTCGCCGAAGACCACGCGCGCTTCCCCGTCGGTGCGCAGCTTCATGCACACCGTGGCGTTGAGCTGGGACCGGATCTCGGTCGGGAGCGAAGCGGCCTTCGGGAACTGGGTAGCCCACACCCAGTACACGCCGAGCGCACGGCCCTGTTCCACCGCGGTGAACAGCCGCTTGAGCGGGGCACCCTTCGCGCCGGCCTTCCCTCCCTCTTCCTCCGCTTCCTCGCGCCACTCCCCGAAGCCACGGACCAGGGCATTGCCCTCATCGACCACGATGACCAGTGCCGGGTCCCACGGGGTCTCCAGCCATTCGGAGACGCCCCGCTCCTTCATCTTCGCCGCGCGCCGCGGGAACTCGGTCTCCAGCAACCAGTCCACCCGGGACACCGCCGCATCAATCGAGGTCACCCGATGCGCCTTGCCCGCGTAGTGCTGGGACTCCACCCCGTGCTTGAAGTCCCAGACGTCCATCTCGGCATCGATCGCCGCCGCGACGTGCGCCCCGATCAGCCGCTGAGCGCACGACTTCCCGGAACCCGACGTGCCGAAGACTCCGAGACGCTGCTTCAGGCTCACCTCCACCGTGTCCCCGAACGCGGTCACCGCCAGGCGCAGCGGGTGCGCCAGGCGGACCGGGACGGCCGGAGCCTCCCACGGCACCCCGCCTTCCAGCGGGTCCCTCAGCCGTACGTCCACGATGCCGCGGCCGGCGGTGGCCCCCTTGCGCAGGCGGATCGTGCCGGTCAGCACGTCGAGCCCGGTTTCGATCTGGTCCACGCCCCGCTGTACCGCGGCGAAGTCCAGGCGCCCCCGGAATTCCACATGAACGGCCACGCCGTACGGGGTCGCTTCCATATCGCCGCGCTCCAGTCCGGCCAGTCCCCGATTACGGCACATCGCGGACCAGGATTCCTTCTGGAGCCGCTGGGCCAGGGCCTGCGGGATACCGAGCTTGTGCGCGAGCAGCTTTGCCCGGGGTCCGTCCATCAGGGATGATCCCTTTTCCGTCGCCTTTTCCAGGACCGGCACAGGAGCATCCCCTCGGAGCTGCTCCATGCCGACGACCGGCAGCGCTTCCGGGGCGCTTCCGGAGTCCTTCCGGTGCTTCTTTCCCTGCTTCGGCCGGTCCTGCGCAACGGTCTTCCCCCGGCGCCCAGTCCACTTCACCGCCACCGCGATCCCGACCGCGACAACGAGGGTGAACACCCCTCCCGCGCTGATCCCGCTGTCCGGCTGCTGCTCGGTGACCGGCTGCGCCGGAACCGCTGTGGATGCCCCGTAGTCCATGATCCTCTTCCCTTCCGGTCACTGTTCGGCGCTGTTCGGTGGAGCGTTCGTTCGGTGTTCGTTCGGTGCGTTCGCCCAGGTCGGCTACCGCCGAACGGCCCCGGAGGGTCTTTCCGGGGCCGAACGAACACCGAACGAACGGCTATACGACCCCGGCCACCAGGCCACCCAGACTGTTCACTCCCGGGGCCATCCCCGTGGCGACGAACCCGGCCACTCCCGAGGACAGGGCCAGGCACGTGCCGCTGATGAAGTACAGCGAGACCCTGACCCGGCTGATCTTCTTGGACCTCAGGAAGACCAGGACCAGCACCACGGTGGCCACCAGCACGACCATGTGGCCGGCCGGGGTGAGCACCAGGGAGACGGAACGGGTCACACGCTGCGTTCCGCTGCCGACGCCGTACTTCAGGGACAGGTCCCCGACCTGGTTGGAGCCCCACAGGGAAATGTGCGCGAGCCATCCCAGCACCCCGCCTGCGGAAAGGGTGAGCAGCATTCCGTAGAGAAAGATCGGGAGGAACGGCAGAACCAGTCCCCGCCACCCCCGCCCTTTCCCGCCCATTACCCACAGCGTGATGTGCCCGGCAATGATGGCGAGACCTACGGCCAGGCCTCCGAGCGATACGTAATTCATGGCCGTTCCTCCTTTCAGTTCAGTACGGCAAACGCCCCGGACAGGGCGCCGAGTGCGAAGACAGCGACCATGGCGCCCGTCCGCTTCCAGCCGGGCTCACCGCCACCGAGGACGATCAGGAGCGCTGCGATCAGCAGCGGAACGACGGTCATGAGCGGGACACCTTCCGGGCTGACTGCGCGAGCACGGCCAGGGCAACCGATGCGGCTGCCGGAGCGCTGCTGTGGCCGCTTCCCAGCAGCGCGGTGACCTGGACCAGGGCGGGTGCGAGAACGGCCGGTACAAGGCCGTACGCGGCGCTGAGGTCCAGCAGCGCCTTCGTTCCCGCCACCAGCGTCACCGCGGCTGCGGCCACCGGCCCCAGCCCCGCCACCAGCGCCGGGGACAGGCCTTCCGCTGCCACCGCGCCGGCCGCTGTGTTCACCGCCGCGTACGCGGCCCATCCGATGGTGCTGTTCATCTCTTCCTCCGTCGTCCCGGTCGCTTCCGTCTGCTACGTGCGCCCCTCCGCCGTGACGCGGGTGCCGGACTCATCCGGGGGAGCGCTGGGGCTCAGCGGTTGCGCTGTGCGTCTGCCGCGGCCTTCGCGGCCGCTGCCGCTGCCGCTGCTGCCTGCGATCGGGCGATCGCGGCCTGGGCCTGCTGGTCTGCCGGGTTGTTGGTGTAGCTCATGGGTTCCTCTTTCGGTTGTCGGTTCACACGGCCTGGGACAGGTCGCCCCGGGCCCGCTGGATCGCCTTGCGGATGCTGTCCGCCTTCGTGTCCGCCCCGTACTCGGTGCGGACAGCGGAGGACAGGTCGGTGTCGGACAGTCCGGGATCGGCAGACAGCAGGCCCCGGACGAACGCCCGCTGGGACAGCCGTCCGGACAGGTCAGCGGTGTTGTCCCGGACTGTCCGGGGGAGAGCTGTCCTGTCCTGTCCGTTGTCCTGGGACAGGACAGGGACAGCGGACAAGTTGTCCTGTCCGGTCGGGACAGTCCGGACAACTTCGGTCCTGCTGTCCTGGACAGGGGCGGACAGCGCCAGCGTCTCGGTCGCGATGCGGGACTGGGTCCGGGTGAGCTGGCGCCGGGCCGCGGTCACGGCCAGCGTGGCGTTCACCTCCGCGCGCTCCGCGCTCAGCCAGGCCTCCGACGCCGGGTCCATGGCCACCGACGTGTGCCTCATGACCACGGTTGCCATGCCCTTGGCGATGACCGAGACGGCCCCTCCGCAGGCCCCGAGGACCGTGCCCCGGCCCGACCAGTCCACGGTCCCGGCCATCAGCGCCGTGCCCCCGTTGGAGGCTCCGTGCAGGGTGATCAGGCACACGGACAGGGCCAGCGCGATCCACCCGCAGGCGACCGGGAGAGCGGCACGGGCACGGTCGAACCGGCACAGCCATTCCAGGATCAGGCAGACGATCCAGGCCAGGTCGAACACCCCGGCCACCAGGTACGCGGCCCATACGGGCGCCACGCCCGACAGCAGCCCGCCGATCGCGACCGTGGACCAGGTGATGGCACCGGCAACGGCCAGGGATGCTGCGGACAGGACAGCGGTCAGCGCCATCGCGTCGTAGTCCCGGGGCACCTGGAACTCCTGCGGAACGAGGTGCTGCTTCCCGTCCCGCTCCACCGGGACCATGCGGGTGACCGTCTTCATCGCTTCCTCCGTCGGTGTCTCGGTGCGTCTGAATTAACTATACCAGAACACCGTAACCTAACCGGTACAGCCAGGACAACCCCCTTCGCGGGACAGTCCTGTCCCTGTCCCTGTCCCTGTCCCTGTCCCTGTCCCTGTCCCTGTCCCTGTCCCTGTCCCTGTCCCTGTCCCTGTCCCTGTCCCTGTCCGCTGTCCGCTGTCCGCTGTCCGCTGTCCGCTGTGCGGACATGACGAAGCCCCCGCAGAGAACGTTCCCTGCGGGGGCTTCGGGTTGAGCTGGATTCGGTCGGTGTTACCGGGCCCACCAGAGTTTCCGCTTCTTGGCCTCGGCCAGGTGCTTGGCGTCCAGGTCGTTGAAGGCCTGGACCTGCTCCGCGTCCCAGCCCATCTCAGCGTCCGGGTAGTGACGGAGCCGGTCCCGGAACTCGTTGAGGATGTCTTCCATGATCACTACCTGTGCGTCCGTCAGTTCCATGGTCTTCCTCCGTCGTCTCTGTCCGTTTTGATTTAAGTAAACCACGGTTCCTACGGAGCCGCAACACTCAGCCGTGGACGGGAACCGTGTACGTCAGCCGGTGCCGGTCGGCCCGCAGGGTGCACCGGTCCACGCTGATCGGGGCTCCATCGGTTGTCCGATGGACGATGAGCATCCGGACCACCCAGGCGGAGGACGGCAGCGCCAGGTCCCGCTGGTCCGTCTCGGTGGCCGGTCCGAACGCGATCGTCTCCTGCCGGTCCACCAGCGGGTAGCCCCGGTCGGCGAAGATGCCGTAGGTACCGCCGCGCACCAGTCCCTGCTGGGCGATCGCGGTGCCCGAGGCCACGGCCAGCAGGTAGTAGGAATCGGCGAGTTCCACCGGTTCCCCGTCCGCCAGCATGACCCGCGGCCGGAGCAGCACGGGCGAACCCGGCTCGATGTCCAGCTCGGTGGCTACGTCGTCCGGCGCCGGAACCTCCCCGACCCGGCCCAGCCGCTGGGTGCCCCGCATGCCGAGTTCGGCCAGGCGCTTGGTCCAGGTCTGCTGGCCTCCGTCAGCGGCCGGGGCGACGTAGGAGCTGGACGTGTGGATGACCGGGCGCCGGGACAGCACGCGGGTGCGTCGGCCCTGTCCGGTGTCGATGAGGCCCTCGCGGGCCAGCACCTGGAACGCGGACTTCACCGTGTCGTTGGTGGCCCCGTACGCGGCCCTCAGTTCGGCCACTGTGGGCAGCGTCCCGCCGGCGGGGTACTCGCCGCGTTCGATCGCGGAGCGCAGGGCGTCCGCCAGCGCCCGATACTTCGTCGTGCGGGGGGATTGACTGTCCACGGTAAGTTTCTCCTTTACGGGTTTACCTGACCAGCATACGTCTGTGGGGGCCGGCCGGTGTCCCGGGTCGTCCGTCTGTTCGGTTCCTCCGACGGATTTAATTAAAGCGGAGGTTACCGGAGGTACGCAAGAGGCCCCGTCATATGACGGGGCCTCTTGTAAGTGGAACGGCTCACAGCGTCAGGGGCACGGGCCGGTCACGTCCGTGGACCACACCCGGTTGCCCGCGGTGCCCTGGCACAGCTTTACCTTGCCCTCGCGCCGCAGCCGGCTCAGGGACAGGTACACGATCGTGCCCGTCAGCCCGGTCGCGTCCCGGAGCTGGTTGCGGGTGAGTGGGCCGCTCCTGAGCAGCTTCAGTACGGACGCATCCCGCTGGATCGCCTCTTCCGGACGCGGCCGGCCACGGCCGAGCTTCACTTCGGTCTCCTGCGACATGGTGCCGCTCCTTCCTCTGTCTGATTTAGCTTAACCGATACGTGGCCGGATTGCGAGATCAGCTCAGAAGTGGCCGAACGGTTCGGGGTCCAGTGACCCGGGCGGAGGGGTGTAGTCCACTGCCCGGGCCGTCTGCTGCGCGAGGAAGGAGCGGCCAATCCACTCCGTGTACGCCGGCGGGACTGCTTCCCTCACCCCGTCCCTGTTCATCCACGGGGTGCCCCAGTCGTCCCGGACCAGGCCGACCCCGGAGAAGTTGCCGATGGCCTGGATCCGCTCCCCGGGGCGGGGCGCACGCCCCATCTTCACCTGCGGGGAGGTGTGCTCCGGATGGTCCGGGGGAGCCAGCGTGAACCCGTGCGCTTCGAAGTACCGGTGGCGGTACGTGCGGGTGAGCCCGAACATGGACCCGCAGAGCATGACGGGATCCTTCAGCTTCGGCACGGCGTCCTCAACGTTCTCGATCACGTACGGCAGGCCGGTCAGTTCCAGCACGTCCCTGGTGGGGCCGATCAGGTCGGGGTGGTCCCGGTCCATGATGCGCTGGCACCGGCTGTCGAACTGGCAGGGAGGGGACGCGTGCACGAAAACGAACGTGTTCCTGATCCAGTCCAGGTAGTCCCGGACGAACTGGACAGCGTCGCCCTGGTGGAACCGGTCCCCGCAGTACCGGGGCTGCGGGCCGATGTCCACGCCGGTCACGTGGAACCCCAGCCGCTGGTAGCCCTTCGTGGCCCCTCCCTGGCAGCAGAACAGGTCAAGGACCCTGGGTTTGTCCGTCATCGTTCCTCCGTCTGTAGCTTTCCTTTAATTAAACCACAGACTGGGTCAGCTCACCGCGCGGTTCTCGTACGCGTCCCGCAGCGGCACGTCGTACGCAGCGCACTGGGCCAGCGCCATGGCCGGAGTGCGGGTCAGGTGCGCCCCGCCGGCCACGCGGGAGGTCAGCGACTCCACCACCTCGTACGCGGTCCTCACCCGCACCACCGGGTGGCGGGCACTCTCCCCGGGGACGATCGTCATGCCGGAGCGGTGGATGAGATACCCCTCCGCGTCCCGGAACACCCGGATCTCCGTCCACCGGCACGTACTGCACTGCCCGCGGCTGTTGGGCGGGGCGAAGCCGTCCGGGTGCGGGATGCGGTGATTGTGGCTGTCGCGCTGGCTGCTCGCCATGCCGATGAACTGCCCGTCCAGGGGGACCGGGTCGCCTCCGCCGGACGCGGGCAGGAGCCATCTCCCGTAGTCACCCACGTCGTCCGGGCCAGGCAGGGTGTCGTGTGTCGTCATCGTTCCTCCGTCGTGTGTCGTCCGCTTCATCGTCTGTCAGCGTATCCGGAACAGGGAACGGCCCCCACTTCCCACGGGGGCGGGGAAGCGAGGGCCGTTCCGGTCCATCGGGGTACTACATCTCGAAGGGGTTCGGGGCCTCAGCGGCCGGCCGCTTGGCCAGGTAGTCCCGGGCCATCTGCTTGTCCTCCTCCGAGGGAGGCGTGAGGATCCACGCCCGCTTGTCCGCGGCGGTGAACTCCAGCTGCGGAGTCAGCTTGCCGGTCTTGTCCTCGCCCCGGTCCAGCCGGCCCAGGACCATCTTCGGCTTGCCGGTCTTCGGGTCCCCGTTCGGGTTCGCGTCGTTGAACTTTGCGGCCCTCTTCAGGGTGGCGATGACCGGGCCCTGGAAGACGCGCACCGCTTCGAACTCCTCGATCCCGTCGTCTCCGTCCAGAACCACGGCGTCCGTGTCGATCACGTCGCAGGTGGGGTTCTCGGTGGTGGAGAACTTCGTCTTCACGCCGAAGACGTGCTCCAGCGGGGTGAACAGGATCAGCTTGCCAAAGTGGTCCGCGTCGATGATCGACTCGAATCCGGAGGCGCTGGCGAACGGGTCTTCGTTGCTCATGCTCTGTCTCTTTCCGTTGCTGTTTCCGTTGGGTGCGGGGCCCCGCGTACCGGGCCGGTTGATAGACGGTCCGTGCGCCAGGGCCCCGCTGTGTGCCCACCGGACCAGGTCTGGCAACCCGTCTCAATGTCCGGAGGAGTGGGTGGACGGGATTCGAACCCGCATCCCGGGCCATGGTCCCGGTTACGCACTGCCATACGCCACCCTTGCGGCTTGACCCCCGCCGGGGCGACCCACCTGGACCAGGACAGGGAGTCCGAGAACATCCGGGGTGGCCACCCCGCCTGATCGTTCGTTCACCGTGCCGGATTCGAACCGGCTCTCACGCATCCCGTCTCAGGGGCTTCGCTTCGGCCACTCGGTGAGCCACGTTTACCGGCCGTCGCCAGTCGCCAAACAATCCCCCGGCTCAGGTACCCGGATCGATCTGCTGCGACTTCCTGCGCCCCGTTCCCGGGGCAGTCTCTGTGGAGTTGTAGGTCTAGTACGCGGGGCCGGCGGTATTCACCTTGACCCGGCCCCGCTCCCCCAGCATGCGCACCCGCTGGGGGTCGGGCAGCTGGCCCGGTTTCCCGGTCCCGCGCTACGTCCATTTTCCTAAATCAGGAGCCGGTTGTCAACCGGTCCGCTGCTCCAACGCTGCCAGTGCCGCCATGCCGAGGGCAACCAGTCGGTTCAGACCCTGGGTGCCGGGGGCGAACTCCTTGGAGGCCTGTCCGTACAGGGCCGCGGCCTCGGCCCGGGAGGACACCGCGCGGAACCGCTCTTCCCACGTCGGGGGCGTGTGTACGGACAGGACCGTACCGGGGTCGCCTACTTCCTTGGCCAGCGCGTCCAAGTACCCCCCGACACCGGTCGGTCCATCTTCCTCGGGACCGTCCTCCGGGTCGTAGGAGGTGAACAGCCGCTTCATCTTCCGCCAGTCGCGGACCTGGACAGCCGTCTGCACCGCTTCCCACCCGGTGTCGATCGGGACCTTGAGCAGCTCGCAGGTGCCGGAGCCGACCGGGATATGGGCCACCAGGGCGTAGTCCGTCTCGACCTTCGGACCCTGCTGCCACGTGCCGGTGTCCAGGTCGTACACCCCGGCCGTGTTCACCCCGGCCGCGTACACCGCGAGCTGGACACAGATCCCGAGCTGGCCAAAGTCCATGTTCCCGGTCTTCACGTCCAGGATCCGGTACTTCCCGTGCCGGTCCCGCACCACCCGGTCCAGGGTCCCGCCCACTCCCAGATCCGGGACGGCCGTGATGCGCTCGATCAGCTCGGGCACGATCGTGATCCCGGCGTCGCGGATCGCCTTCACGTAGGCGGTCACGTCCGCGCGGTACTTGGGCGGCACGTCGTCCAGGGAGTCACCCCGGTCCACGTCCTCGGTGTGCTTGTGACACACCGTGCCCTGGTTCGCTGCCACCTTCTGGCCGGCCGCGTCCATGGCCTGCTCCAGCAGCAGGTCCATCCGCTGAGAGTCCTGCTTGACCTCCAGCGTGGCGATCATGTCCAGCAGGTCCGGGCGCAGGGCCAGGCCCTTGGCCGCCATCCTCCGCTGCCACTTGCCCAGCCCGAAGGTGTCCTCCAGCATCTTGGCGAAGGTCGTGCAGCGCTGCCACGCCTGCTTCTTGCCGGTGACCGGGTGGATCAGGCGATATCTCCCGTATCCGTCGCGTTCCACCCGCTGTTCCGCTCGCTGCACCGGGGCGGTGGCGGAGTCGAACGCATCCGCCGTCTCAGTCGTCACCGCAGCAGTCCTGCCCCTCGTACCCGCCGTCTCCGTCGGCCCGGAGGATGTCGCCGGGGTAGATACCGCACCCGCATCCGTCGCAGTCGGATTCGAACGAGGCGCTGAACCAGGGTCCGGGGCCGCTGCGGTCACCGGGTGAGTCGAACGGGTCTGCCATGGATCGTCCTCCGTCGGTGTGTCTGTGTGCCGGTCGTGGGGAAGCTCAGGGTCCAGTGGGAGACCCAGGACAGCGGACGCGGTGGCGTCCATGCTCAGGGCCGTCGCCAGCTTCTGTTCCGGGGTCCGGTTCTTCAGGTACTCCATGAACCGCTGGTTCATCAACGGAGACGGGCCGGTCCAGCCCGGAGGAAGTCCCTCCGGGCTTCCGCACACGGCACAGACGAACTGTCCCCGGGTCTGGTCCTGCGCCACGTACTCGTACCGGTGGACGTGGTCCGGGAGCGGGGCACGGTACGGGTTCGGTCCGGCCAGGATCTCGGACGCGGTGGGGCGGAGGTCCGTCTCCCCGCACACGGTGCACACGTACCCGGAGGTACCCGCAGGTGCGTAGTCGTGGTCGTGCTTCGGCCAGTCCGACCCGCCGGGGCAGTTCGGGTTGTCCGGGCCGGGGCGCCTGCCGTCCGCCGCGTGAGACCGGACCCGGCCGTTGGCGGTCAGGGACAGGTCGGTGCGGGTGCATTCCTTGCAGGCGTGGCGCGGGGTCTCGGTCACGGCCTCACGTCCAGGGCGATCCCCCGGCCGTCGTTGCTGACTTTGATGATCCACACTACGTGCCGATCACGGTCCGGGAAGGACTCTGCCCGTTCCAGGATCATTTCTTTGATCCGAGGCAGGATCTCCGGGCCGTGCTTTTTCACCAGCTTCCGGAGCTGGTCCATGTTCCGCTGCTGTACCTCTGCGTTCATCGTTCCTCCGTCTCTCAGTTCATGGATTCATTAAATCACACACGGGGCAAGTACCGGTCGATCCGCTTGGACGCGAGTGCTACCGAAATCAGGTTGCCCAGCTCCCCGGACCGTACGTCCTTCGGCAGGTCGATCCGGAGCCGGGTGGCGAAGTCAAGCTGTGCCTCGGACGGGCGCTTCTTCCGCCAGCTCGCGGTCTTGCGGACGTTGAACCCGGCCAGGTCGTCCGCCTCCGTCTCTCCCCAGGCGCTGGCTGTGCCCAGCGGGAGCGCCTCGTGCAGCCGGAGCCATTTGCCGGTCTTCGGGGCGTGCACCACGTCCCACAGCCCCGGGGTGGAGCTGGCCCACAGAACGATCTCCCCGGCGTCCCCCGCGGGAACGAACATCACCCCGCCCTTGGTCATCAGCCAGGACTGGGTGGAGCCCGCGAACAGGTCCACTTCCTCGGTCTTGCCCTGGACCAGCTCCAGTTCCGGACGCTCGCTGCACGCGGCGCAGGGCCTCGGTCCGCCGCAGCCCGAGCACGGGCAGACGCACGGAATGCGGTTGCAGACCTCGCACGGCTGGGTGTCCGGGAACATCCCCGGTTCCAGGTCCACCAGGGTGCGCAGCTTGTTCGTCGCGCCGGCGCCCACGATGTCCAGGACCAGGCAGTCAGTCTTGCCCGGGTAGGTGCGGGTACCGCGGCCCACCATCTGGACGTACAGCGGGTTGGACTGGGTGGGCCGGGCGATGACGATGCAGGACGTGTGCGGTCCGTCCCAGCCTTCGGACAGCACCATGCAATTGCTCAGCACCTGGACGCGGCCGGTGCGGTGGTCCTCGAAGATCCGAGTGCGTTCGTCGCGGGGCGTGGAACCGGAGATGACCGCGGAGGTGATGCCTGATTCGCGCAGGACTTCGGCCGTGTACTCCGCCGTCTCCACCGTGGGGGAGAAGACGACCCCGGAGCGGTCGGAGGCGTGTTCGGCGTACGCCTTCGGGATCACGTCCAGCGCCCCGCAGGTGGCCAGCGCCCGGCCCAGGTCACCTGCCTGGTAGTCGCCTCCGGACCGCTTCACCGCAGACAGGTCCAGCTCCGGCGCCCGCACCGCGACACCGCGCACCGGGGACAGGAACTTCTTCTTGATCCCCCAGGCGATGGACTTCTCGTACACCACGTCGTCCCAGACGGACCCGAGGCCGATACCGTCGCCCCGGGCCAGTGTCGCGGTCACCCCGAGCTGGACCGCGTCCGGGAACGCGTCGTAGATCTTGACGTAGCTGGGGCTCACCCCGTGGTGGCATTCGTCGGTGATCACCAGGCCGACCGGTCCGGTAAGAAGTTCGGACTGGCGCACCTGGTGCAGCCGGCTGGACCGCGACGCGGTCTGCACCGAGGCCACGACCACGCTCGCGTGAACGTCGTTGTCCTGTGCCTTGACCTTGCCCACGGACAGGTGCGGCGCGATACCCCGGATCTTGTCCATCGCCTGCGAGGCCAGTTCGTCCCTGTGAACCAGGATCAGCACGCGCTGACCGGTGCGCTCGATGAACTCGGACGCGAGCTGAGAGAAGATCACGGTCTTGCCCAGGCCCGTGGCCAGCACGATGGCCGGGCGCCGGGTCCCATCCGCCCAGGCGGCTGTCACCGCTTCTATAGCTTCGCGCTGGTAGGGGCGGAGGTGGATGGCGGTTGCGTTCATCGTTCCTCTCTCATCCAGATCAGAGCCGCGTCCACGCCACGCCTCCATGAGTCCATGTCGGTGACATCCGACTCCGGACCGGGCCGGGGAACGCCCCGGTACGCCGGCTGGGGGACCGTACGGGGGCCGAAACCCGGGGCCCATTCGCCCTGACCGGCCGTCGTGCCGTAGGGGTACGGGAAGGGCAATTCCCCGTCGTTGTGGGTACGCCACATCTTCTCGGTGTGCATCGTCGGGACCAGCACACCGACCAGCCCCCGGCACCGGGGACACGGGTACGAGCAGTATCGGACGTCGGTGGTCGGCCGTTTTCTCCCGCAGTTGTCGCAGACGAACGTGCCGCACCGTGCGCACATGAACCTGGGCTCAGCCACGGGTTCAGTCTCCGTTCCGCTTGAGCCGGCCGGACCGCACCGGGCAGTAGCCGTACTCCCGGTCGCCCCGGGGCGGGCAGTGACCGACTGCGGACCTGATCGAGTCGCTGCACACGCACGGCGGACCGGGGTGGGTGGTCGGCGCCAGCTTCGCCAGCTCGGAGTCCCTGAACGGGCCGTTGCCGGGGCAGCGCAGGTCCGCGGTGCCGTGCGGGTGGGGATCGTGGTCGGCGAACGCCCCGCAGGACTTGACCCGCTGGTCGGTGCGGCGCAGGGAGATCCCGCACCAGGCGCAGGCCTGCTCGATCGTCCCCTGGACGGGCAGCCAGCCGGTCCGGTTCCCGCCCCCGGTCTCAGTGACGGACGTGGCCGCGTACGCGTCCGCGCACTTGATGCACAGCCGCTGGCTTCCGGTGTCCCAGCCGGTGGGCTGGTTCATCCGGTACGCCCGGCGCTGGGCCGCGTCCGCGCTGCCGTATCCCCCGAACGGGACGGACCGCTGAATCTCCCGGTCCCAGACCGTGTAGTGCGGGTCGTCGCCCACGATCTCGCGTACCGCGTCGCTGCGGTCGGAGGTGTAGACCTGGTATCGGTCGTCGTGGCTCACGCGGTCACGCTCCCGAACCGGGTGGCGTTCTCCAGCACCATGGACCGGTACGCGTCACGGTCGGCTTGCAGCGCCCGTACGGCGTCGGGGGAGCAGTCGCGGCCGTCGATCATCAGCGGGGTTCCGGGGACGTAGCGGACCCGGTGCGCGCGAGCAGCGTTGGACAGGGCTTCCGTCATCCGCTTGGCCTTCCGTGCCCCGACCGCCGGCGCCAGGGCCAGCAGGATGTCCATGTACGCCTCGCTGAACCGTTCGCTGTCCCCGGACGATGTGGCCACCACCCGCATCACCAGGAGTTCCTGGTGCAGCTCGGGGCTTTCCTCGCTCCCGCTGCCCAGCAGGTTCAGCCACTGCGCGTAGGTCTCTTCGCTGTGTGTCATCGTTCCTCCGTCGCTGCTCGGTACGTCTGGTTGAACGATATCACGGGCCTGCCACTAGCTGCCACCGACTGCCAGAACCTGTTACGCTGCACCCATGACGACAGCACAGAAGACCTGGCTGACCCGGCAGGAAGCGGCGGAGCGCGCGGGCATCAGCCTGCGCACCGTGGACCGCATGCTGGCGGACGGCACCCTGACCAAGTACAGGAACCGGAGCCGCAGAGTGCGCATCCACGCGGACGAACTGGAGAACGCGACGGACCTGTTCGTCCCGGACCGGGGGGCGGACCGGTGACCGATCCGGAACCCGGGACCACCCGGTACCTGTGCCATCTGGAAGAGCTGTGCGACTGGCACTACGACGTACCGCCCCCGTCCCTGGACGACCTGGCAGGGATCAGCCCGGAGCCGGGCCCGGAGACACTGGGCCACGCGCTCACCTCCATCATCCGACAGGGCCTCCTGTGCCGGGCGAAGCAGACGGACGCGGCCTTGCGTGCTCATCTGGCCCAGCACCCCCTGGACGAATTCGTTGAGGTCATCCACCGGCTGCGGATCGAACTGGCCACACGGAAAACGGAGGTGAACCAGTGACGATCTCCGCCATAGAGACCCGTTACGCAGGGTGTCTGTTTCGTAGCCGAACGGAGGCGAGATTTGCCGTGTTCATGGACCGGCTCAGCCTCACGTGGGAGTACGAGGGGCAGGGGTTCCAGCTCCCCTCCGGGCGCCGGTACCTGCCCGACTTCAAGCTGCCCGACCTGAAGATTTTCCTTGAGATCAAGGGCGCGGAGCCGACGGACCGGGAGCTGTCCAAGGTGCGTGAGTTCGCGGTGGAGGCGTACGCGGCCGGCTACGTCACGCTGATGCTGGTCGGGGGTGTCCCCCGCCCGGGACCCGGCACCGTGGACATCCCGGCCCGCTCCTTCCTGGTGACCGGGAAGACGGTCCAGGACGTGCGTACCGACTGGATGCCGGCGCACACCGCGCAGGCGCTGAGGGACGCGCTCACCGCGGCACGGAGTGCGCGCTTCGAGTTCGGGGAGTCGGGGTGATCTATCTCATCGGCTGGTCCCTGCACAATGCGCGGTACTACGCCAACCTGTCCGGGCTGGACCCACGGACCTGCCGCATCATTCTCGAACCCGAACAGTTGCGTGCAGTGGACCAGCCCCGGGTCATCGTCCTGGAGCCGTCCGGCCTGTACCGGAACGGCCGGTGGAGCCGCTTCCAGACCATGCTGGACAACCGCAGGGCCGTGGTCCAGTACGACAGTACGGACCGTCTTCTGGGGGTGATCCCGTGTCTATGAGTGTGGGCAGTGTGGTCTACTCTCAACCCACCCAAGTGAACATGCGAAACCCCCGGAAGCCGTGGGCCGGCGCCGGGGGCACGAGCGAGAGCGAGTCGCCATGACCGATGTTATCGAATCCAACGGGTCCCCGGCAGGTACGGCCGAACAGGCGACCGAGCGGGTGATGGACGCGTTCGGCACGGAGTTCACCCCTGCCTCCCTGGCGCTGCTGGACTCCGGCGGGATCCCGATCGCGGAGGCGCTGCGGTATGGGGTGCGCTCGGTGCGGCACCCCGACCATGTGCCGGACGACATCCACCGCCGCTGGGTGAAGAGTCCCGGCATGCTGTTCGAGTGGCGCGACGGGGACCGGACCGTGACCCAGTTCCGCCCGGACATCCCGGTGATGGACAAGGACCCCGCCACCGGCAAGGAGACCCCGCACAAGTACATCTTCCCCGGCGGGTGCGGGACGTTCCTCGGGCACCTGCGGGCCCCGGAGAGCGCCAGCGATCCGGTGCTGTTCGTGGAGGGTACCAAGCAGGGCCTGGCTGCCGCTGTGTGGGCCCCGGACGGGTGGGGAGTGGTTGCCGTGCCCGGGTGCCAGAACTGGACCGGTACGGACCTGTCCTGGGCCGAGGACCGGGACGTCGTCTGCCTGTTCGACGCGGACGTGTCCCACAACCGGGACGTGTGGGAAGCGGCGACCGGGCTGAAGGAGGCGCTGGACGCGGAGGGCGCAGCCTCGGTGCGCTTCGCGTCGCTGGCCGGAGCGAAGGCCAAGGAGGGGCTGGACGATGTCCTGGGCCGTCGCGAGCCGGACAAGCGGACCCCGTACCTGCGCCGGGTCTGTGACGCGGCGAAGAAGACGCTGAGCCGGGCGCCGGCACGGAAGGTCTCCGGGGACGCGGCATCCCTGTTCAACGAGAAAGGGTCGCTGCTCGCGCAGACCGCCGCGTCAGCGGTGCTGGAAGGCCAGCCCGCGGCGCTGGCGCACGGGTCCATGGTGGCGCTGTACCGGGACGGCAGGTACGTCCTGGACCGCGGGCGGGAACAGCTCTTCGCGGCCGTCCAGGACAAGCTGGGGGAGGAGTACCGCCCCGCCTGGCGCACGACGATCGAAGAGGTGCTGATCGGGCGTCTGGCCATGGACGACGTGCGGCTTCCCGAGCGCATGCCGGAACCGGTGCTCAACTGCCGGAACGGGATGCTGGACCTGCGCACCGGGGAGCTGCACCCGCACGACCCGAAGTACCTGTCCACCGCCCAGATCACCATCGCCTGGGACCCGGCCGCCACCTGTCCTCAGTACGAGGCCTGGCTGGCCACGGTGCTGCCCGGCTTCCAGATCGATGACCTGGAAGAGTCCGTGTCCCTGATGCTGGACCCGTCCCGCACCCCGGGAAAGGCCGTATTCCTGTTCGGGCCGTCGCACTCGGGCAAGTCCACGTACCTGCGGATCATGGCCGCTGCGACGGGGCCTGAGAACCACAGCGCGGTGACGCTGCACCAGCTCGGTGACGACAAGTTCGCGGCCGCCAACCTCTACCAGCGCATGCTGAACGTGGCTGCTGAGCTGGAGGCCAAGCACGTCACGAACCTGGCCACGTTCAAGATGCTGACCGGCGAGGACGTGATCCACGCCAACCGCAAGTACGGCAAGGAGTTCCAGTTCACCAACCAGGCGCTGTTCGCGTTCTCTGCGAACGAGCTGCCCACGGTGAGCGAGGCGTCCCGCGCGTACGCCAACCGGATCAAGCCGTTCGAGTTCCCTTTCACCTTCGCCGGCCGGGAGGACCCCTCCATCGAGGACCGGATCATGGCGGAGCTGCCGGGGATCCTGGTGCGCTGGGTGGCCGCGTGGCAGCGGTACACGGCCCGTGGGGGGTACCTGCCGACGGACCCGCGGGTGATGCGGGAGTTCGAGACCCGCAGCGACCGGGTCGCCCTGTGGGTGAGCGAGAAGTGCACCGTTCATGCGGACGCGGCCGGGAAGCTGGTCGGCCCGGAGCAGGGAACCAAGAAGTCCACTTTGCACGAGATGTTCAAGACGTGGGCGAAGGATGAGGATTCGTCCGCACCTATGTCGAGTCGCAAGTTCATCGAACGGTTGCGGAGCGTGAACGGGGTCGGGGAGGTGAGGCTCCGGAACGAGAACAAGAACGTGGGCCTCAATGTCACACCGGGAGCGAACCCCACACCGCCGGAATCCACACCGCACCTGTCCGTTTCGCCCGAGGATGGGGAAGAGGGTACCGCTATGGGGGGTGCGGACGGAGTGACGAGTGTCGTGATCTCTCCTTCTAGGCCATACGTGCGGGAATCAAAGCTTAATGATCATGAAGAAAAGGGGGCTCAGTCACAGAGACATGGCCTAGAAGGGGCGATGCCCACACTCCTGACACCGTCCACTCCAGAGCCCACTCCGGGCCCTGTGTCACAGAGCGTGACGAACACCCTGACCGGGTTCGATCTGGAGACCTACGACGCGGCCGATCTGTTCACCCACCCTGCCGGTGAGTTCGTCCGTCTGGTCGGAGCCGGGACCGAGGACAACGTCACCGTTACCCCCGACACGGCCCTGTGCGCCCCTCTGACGGCCTCCGGGACCCTGGTTGGCCACAACCTCGCACTCTTCGATCTGATCGCCGCAGACAGGCACCTGGGGCTTCCGGTGGAGGACACGATCCCCCGGGCCCACGATCTCCGGTTCGCCGCGTTCCAGCTCGACCCCCCGTCCAGCGCGCAGACCAAACCCGGCCCGATGTTCAAGAGCTACTCGCTGGACGCGCTGGCGCACCGGTACCTGGACGGCGAGAAGTCACCCGACGGGAAGCTGCTTGCGAAGGAGTTCGGCGGATGGGGGTCCATCCCGGTGGACGACCCCCGGTACGTCGCGTACTGCCGGGACGATGTGTCACTGGCGCTGCGTCTGGCCCAGGTGATCCCGCAGACCGACTACGACCGGCGTGAGATGGAGGTCGCTGCCGTTACGGCGCGCGCCACGCTCAGCGGCTTCCGGGTGGACGTTCCCGGACTCACCACCCGTGTCGCGGAGCTGGACGCGGAGTCGGCAGCGGGCAAGGAGCTGCTGTCGGGCACGTACGGCTTCCCGCTCGTCAACGGTCAGGGCAAGCCGGCGAAGGCCCCGCAGCGCACCACGGCGGGCAAGGCCGCGTTCGAGGCTGCTCTGTCCGCGGCCGGTTTCCCGCTGGCGCGCTGGACCCGGGGCAAGGACGGATCGCTCTCGCTCGGCAAGGAGATCATGGCGTTCGCCCTGGCCCACGCGGAGAAGACCGGGAACGAGGGAGCGGCGTCGGTCATCCGGGCCGTCTCGGAGATGAACGGGCTGCGCAACAACGCGGCGAACCTGCTGCGGTGCGTGGCCGGGGACCGGGTCCACCCCCGCTTCGAGCCGTTCCAGGGTGCCGGCCGCTGGTCGGTGAAGGAGCCGGGCCTGTCGGTGCTGGCCAAGGACGGCGAGGACAGTGAGCGCCAGTACCTGCTGGGTGAGCCCGGACATGTCGTGGTGTCGTTCGACGCCAACCAGGTGGACATCCGGTGCGTCGCGGCCCACTCGCAGGACCCGAACCTGATCGCGATCGTCAACGACCCGGACCGCGACATCCACAGCGAGGTCGCTGTGATGGCGTTCGGGGACGCGCTGGGCAAGCACCGGTTCCACGCCAAGAGCTGTGACCTGGGGTGGTTCTACGGCCGGTCCGTCAACGGCCTGGCCAACACCCCCGGCATCGAGCGGGAAGCGGCCGAACGGGTGGACGCATCGATGTACGAGCAGTTCGAGCGGGTCAGGGTGTGGCAGAACGAGGTGCGTACCCAAGCGGAGTCGGGTCAGTTGCTCGACAACGGTTTCGGCCGGCGCCTGCGGTGCGAGCCGGGACGTGAGTACACCCAGGCTCCGGCACTGATCGGTCAGTCCTGCACCAGGGACATCGTGGCAGAGGGACTGCTGCGGATGAAGGCAATGCATCCCGAGCTGATCCCGCTGCTTCGACTGATCGTCCACGATGAGATCGTGATGAGCATCCCTGAGGACCGGGTGGACGAGATCAGCGCCATGGTCCTGGACTCGATGACGATGGAGTTCAAGGGCGTCGCGATCACGTGGGGGCGCAGCCCCGCCGGCCGCACGTGGGCCGACTGCTACAAAGACTGAGAACTGGTACGGTTTAACGAAACCGGACGGAGGAACGATGGCCGAGACACCCGCACAGTGGGAGCAGCGCTGGGCCCGGGAGGCGGACTGGAACCGGGACGACTGGGGCCCGCCCTCGCTGCCTGCCGATTACCCCCGCATCACGTTCGTCGCCCGAAGGCGGGGCTGGCTGGCGAAGTCGTTCCTGCGCGGTGCCCGCTGGGGTCACCGAGTGGCTGCGGGCCGACGGGGACGGGGCTGAGACCATGGCCACGGCAGCGGAGCGCTGGCGGTCCCGTCAGACCCGCCGCCTGGCCCGGGACACCGAGACGCTGGAGCACCGGGTGCGCAGCTTCGGCCGGGCGCTGGAGCGGGGGAACGGACCCTACGCGGACGACGCGCGGGACCTGACGAAGCGGGCGCTGGACCTGGTCAAGCTGGCCGCTTCGGTGGACGGTATGCAGGAGATCACTGATCTGATGACGGAGGAAGCGGGATGATGAACGTACTGGGGCTGGATCTTTCGATGACCGCCACCGGGATTGCCTTCCCGGACGGCCGGACGCGGACGGTCGCGACGAACGCGAAGCACAAGGACGCCCGGCTGGCGGTGATCCGGGACGCGGTGACGCTGGCGCTGGCCGGTGTGGACCTGGTCGTGATGGAGGAAGCCCCGCCCGGCCTGAAAGGTCCGGCGATCAAGGCGATCCACATGGTGCAGGGGGCGGTGCGGGTGGCCCTGCTGGACGTGGGGGTGCCGTACGCGGTGGTGAACCCGTCCACGCTCAAGGCCTACGCCACGGGCAAGAAGGGCGCGGACAAGACCGCCATGGCCATGGCCGCGTTCAAGCGGGTCGCGCTGGAGTTCCCCGACGACAACCAGTGCGACGCGTACTGGTTGCGGGCCATGGGGATGGACCGGTTCGGGTGCGCGGTGGTGGCCGTTCCTCAGGCGCAGCGGGCGTTCCTGGACTCCGTGGACTGGCCGAAGGTGCCGGACCCGGATCCGGAATCGTCCTTCTACGAACCGGTGCTGCTCAGCGCCCGGCTGGACGCCGGATCCCCGGTCCGGGTCGGCATCAGCGACCCGGTCCCGTGCCACTTCGAGGCACGCTGATGAGCCCGGACGCGGAGGCGATCCTGCGGGCCATCGCGCAGTGGAAGCAGTCGGCAGAGAACGGCTTTGCCCTGTCCAGCGATGTACTGGACCTGATCCAGCATCTGAAAGAGGCAGGCTTTCCACTGCCTGACCAGCGCAAATTCCGGTAACGCAGGCGCGTGGCAACCCCCCGGACCAACGATCTGCCCCGGTGTCCCCAGCGGACCCGGGGCGGAGCCATGTGCACCCATCCGGCGGGCAAGGGAACCGGGCATCTCGGTTACGGTTCGTGTGAGGTGCACGGGGGTCGCTGGCCCCAGGTGGAACAGGCATGGGAGCAGGCCATGGAACTGGCAAAGAGCGAGGGCACCGGGCCGATCGACGCGCTGCTCAAGCTGGTGAGCGTGTCGATGTCCCGGGCCGCGTACGTGGACCTGGTGCTGGAAGAGAAACTCCGCCGGCACGTGGAGGAAGGGGGCGATCCGCTGAATCCCCCGGCGTCCATGAAGCCGTGGCTGAAGGAGTCCCGCCAGGAGCGGCTGACCGCGGGCCGGCTGGCCAAGGCCGCGGTGGACGGGGGCGTGATGGAGGCGCTGACCCGCAGGCTGGACATGGAAGGCGGTCTGGTGGCGGACGCGCTGACCGCCGCGCTGGACGCGCTGGAGCTGCCCCAGGAGCAGCGGATGAAGGCATTGGGCGCCGCGCAGGAGAGGCTTCTGTCCGCTGAATAAGGTAAACTGGTCGGGACACTGTGACCGATGACGGAGGAAGCATGGCGAGGCACAAGGCACTGCTCGCGGTCGAGGTCATCTTCGATGGCGACTACTACGAACAGAGTGAGCTGGTCCCCGTCACCTGGGGCTGGATCGAGGGCACGCTTACGGACAGGGACGATCTGAAATCGGCTCGGATGCTGGGCAGTCTCGTGATCGATCCGGAGTCCAAAACCAGGATCACGTTCGACGGCAACCCCGACGCGAAGGACAGCCACTGGGCCCCGGAATCAGGGACGTCGTGAACCCCTTGACGATCGCCGAACTCCGGCTGCGCCAGGCCCAGTTGGCGGAGCGTGCCGAGCGCCTTCGCCAGGACTGGCGGACGCTGCCGGTCGGTGGCCGCTCCCTGACGATGGGCAAGCGGGTGGAACTGATCCAGCAGCAGGCGGACGACTACGCCTCGCTGCTCCGCATCGCCGAAGCCGAGGGGGCCACGCCGTGAACACGTTCTGGATCATGATGGCGCTGGATTTTGCGGTCACGTGCCGAGCTTGCAGGCGGCTAATCGCAGGCCGGATCGAGATGTACCGCGTGCTCGGCCAGTACGGCGTGTGGACAGGGGCTGTTGGGATCTCGGGTCTGCGAGCAGGCCTCCCCACGGCCTGGGTGGCGTACATGGCAGCCAGTACGGCCCTGTCTCTCTGGATGTGGTGGAAGGGTGGCGGGGGCGACGACACGAAGTGGCGCCTGCGCAAGTTGGGCCGTGCGTTCACCGGTACCCGGCGCACCGCTCCGGCAGGTGCCTGATGAGCGAGGGTATCTTCCACGACACACGTGGCCTGAACCCGCTGGGCTGGGCCGGTATAGCTGTAGGGCTGGAGTGCGCCAGCGTGCTGACTCTGTGGCTGGGTACGGCGCCATGGACCGATGACGCGTTCTGGGTCCTGTTCACACTCTTTTGGGTTGCCTCCACGGTGTGCGGGATCAAGTGGATCGACCGCGAGATGGAGCCGACCCGATGACCGACTACAGCAACCCGTCCACGCCGCTCACCTCCAGCAGCTACGCCTGGAGTGCAACGCTGACGTGTGGTCCTGTACGAGGCGGGGCCAACCCGTCAAAGGACCGGGCCGGCAGCTACACGCCGCCGCCCGGCGCCACCGTGGGAACCCTGCTCGACGGAATCCGCACCGTACATGCACGTGAGGTCGGTATCTCCCTCGGGGACGCCATTCTCGTGCGCTACTCAATCCGCGAGCAATAACGAGGCCGAGGGGGCCACGCTGTGACCGACTACAGCAACCTGTTCACGTCACGTGGCTGCGAGGAGATGGAGCATTTCACCCTCGTATCGCTGCCCGCGGGCGGACTGACGCTGAGGTGCACGTGGAGTCACGCAGATCCGGCAATGGAGCAGTCCTGGGACTGGCCCGCTCACGTTGCGGCCCCGACGCTGATTCATATCGTGACCGTGGCGCAGACTCACGCGGACGCTCACGCCCATGAGACGGAGCTGTTGTGACCGGCACCATCCCCACGTACGCGGTCATCCCCACCGAGGGACGCCCGTGCCTGCACGACTGTGTGGCCGCGCTCCGGGACCAGGTGGACACCGTGATTCTGGCCACCAACAACGGGTACGGGGCCCGGGACGTGAGCGGCGTACAACTGGCCGTGATCGAGGACGCGGACACCGAGAGCCCGAACATCTCCCGCTGGTGGAACAACGGGCTCAAGGTGGCGCAGGGCCTGTCCGAGACCCGGCGCCAGGACCGCTGGAACGTGCTGGTGATCAACGACGACACGATCATGGCCCCTGGTTCCGTCGCAACCCTCACCGCAGGGCTGCGGGACTACTGGGAGGCCGATCTCGCATCGCCCTGGGACGGCCCCACTATCCGTCTGTGGCGTGACTCGAAACAGCCTCCGCCCCGCATCGCTGGCTGGTGCTTCGCCCTGCGTGGAGAAACGGGTCTGCGGGCGGATGAAGAGCTGGTGTGGTGGACCGGCGACAATGACATTTCGTGGCAGGCTGCCGACGCCGGGGGCATGGTCACGGTCCCCGGCGTGGACCATCAGCACCTGCACCCCAACGGGTACACCGTGGCGCGCCCGGAGCTGACCGAGCAGGCGGGCAAGGACATGGCCCGGTTCGTGGAAAAGTGGGGGCGTCCGGCGTGGTGACCAACGAGAGCGAGGGCGCATGAGGATCGCAGTAACCGGAGGGGCCGGGTTCATCGGCCAGGCCACGATCACGGCCGCGGAGAACGCGGGCAACGACGTGTGGAGCTTCGACCGGGCCGACGGGAACGATGTCCTCGGGGACCTGGCCGCCTTGTCCGGCGCCGACACGGTCATCCACCTGGCCGGGGTGCTCGGCACCTCCGAACTGTTCGACAACCCCGAATGGGCCGTCGAGGTGAACATCAAGGGCACGCTCCGCATCCTTCAGTGGTGCCGGGCCAACGGCGCCGGCTACGTGGGCATCACCATGCCCCCGGTGTTCCCGAGCGTGTACACGGCCACGAAGGTGTGCGCTCAGAGCCTGGCCACGAACTGGCACCGGGCGTTCGGTGTGCCGGTGAGCCATGTGCGGGCCTTCAACGCCTACGGCCCCGGCCAGGCGCACGGCCCCGGCCACCCCCAGAAGATCGTCCCCACATTCGCCCGTGCCGCGTGGCAGGGCAAGCCGGTCCCGGTGTGGGGCGATGGAACCCAGACCGTGGACCTGGTGCACGCGGACGATGTGGGCCGGATGCTGGTGGACGCGGCCGGGCACGGGGACGACGCCGTGTTCGACGCGGGGACGGGCGAGGCGGTCAGTGTCAACGCGGTGGCGGAGGTCGTTCTCAGGATCACCGGGAGCAGCGCCGGGGTGGAGTACCTGCCGATGCGCACGGGCGAGGAACCGACCACGATCGTGGCCAAGGGCGAAGGCTGGGACCGCCTGGACTGGCGCCCGGTCATGGACTGGGACCGGCTGGCGGACACGGTGCGGTGGTACCGGTGACCCGCCCCGACGCGGCTGTGGTCCAGGCGCTGTACGGCGGATACGACACCCTCAAGCCCGTGATGCCGCAAACCGGTCTGAACGTGGACTGGGTGCTGGTCACCGACGACGCGTCCCTGCGGGGCGGCGCCCTGGGCTGGCGCGTGGTCCACCTGCCCCGGCCGGGCGTGCACCCCAACCGGGCGGCGAAGGGACCGAAGCTGTTCCCGTGGGCCCACACCGACGCGGACTCCTCCGTGTGGCTGGACGCGTCGTTCCGCGTCACCTCTCCCGACTTCGTGGCAGGTGCGCTGGCGTGCACGTCCGTCTCCGATCCGGTGGCCCAGTTCGTGCACCCGTGGCGGGACTGCATCTACACCGAGGCGGAGGAGTCGGCGAAGCTGGCCAAGTACGCGGGAGAGGACTTCGGCCCGCAGGTGAAGGACGCCCGGGAACTGGGTCATCCGGAGCACTGGGGGTTGTGGGCCACGGGGGTGATCGCCCGGCAGCACGATCCGTGGCCCGTAGGGGAGATCTCGGATTTCTGGTCGGGAATGATCGACCGGCATACGTTCCAGGACCAGGTCAGCCAGCCGGTGGCGCTGCGCCTCGCAGGGCTGCGCCCGGTCCCGCTGCCCGGGACGCACTTCGCGAACCCGTGGCTGAACTACGAAGGAAGTGAGAAGCACTGATGAGCACAGAACAGGTACCGAGCGTGGGCCGGATGGTCCACTACGTCAGTCACGGAACGCCCGTCCGGGAGGACGGCACACAGGCGTACACGGCCCAGTGCCGGGCAGCCATCGTCACCGAGGTTGACGCTCTAGACACGTACCGGGTAGGTCTTCAGGTCTCGAACCCGACCGGGCTGTTCTTCCATCCGCTGGAAGCCGGGGGATGCCTGGCGGACTTCACCGAGAACCAGGGCGGATCCTGGCACTGGCCGGAGCGTGTGGGATGAACATCGAGATCGGCGGGGGCACGCTGGCCCCGCCAGGCTGGACCAACCTGGACCCGGTGCATGGCACCGAGGGCTGGAAGCGGCGGGCGCAGGACGGCCCCTGGCCGGCCGCTGACGGGTCGGTGGACGGCATCCTGGCCAGTCACGTGATGGAGCACATCCCGGCCGCGGAGCCCCGCATCTTCGTGATGAACGAGGCGCACCGGGTGCTCAGGCCCGGGGGCGTGTTCACGGTGCGGGTGCCGAACGCGGCACAGGGCTGGCACGCATACGCGGACCCGACGCACGTCAGCTTCTGGGTGCTGGAGTCCTTTCACTATTTCGACGGGCTGTTCGCTGCCTGGGCTGACTACGGCATCCTGCCGTGGACCACACTGGAGCTGGTGCTTCAGGGCGACAACGAGATCATGTGGCGGGGGTCGCCCCGGTGACGCTGCGCCCGGGCGTGACCGTAGTCGTTCCCTTTCACCCGGCCAGGGAACTGAACGGGATGCTGGAGCGGGCAGCGGCCTCGGTGCGGGCGCAGACGTACCCCACAGAACTGGTCCTGGCCAGGGACGTGCACGCCAAGGGAGCGGCCCTCACCCGGCACTGCGGGCTGCTGGAGGTGACCACCCAGTGGACCGCGTTCCTGGACAGTGACGACACCATGGACCCGGACCACATCGAAGCCCTGGTGGCTTGCGCGAGCGAGACCGGGGCGGATTACGTGTACCCATGGTTCCGGGTCGTGGGCGGGACCGACCCGTTCCCGATGTTCTTCGGCCGTCCGTGGGACGATGATGCCCCGCACCAGACCACGGTCACGGTACTGGTCCGTACCGGGCTGGCTCAGCAGGTCGGGTTCGCGGATGTGCCCGAGGACTCCCCGAGGGCTCCGGACGGGAACCGGGGCGGGGAGGACTGGGGTTTCACTCTCGGGTGCGTGGCAGCCGGAGCCCAGATCGTGCACCTGCCTAAAAGATCTTGGACCTGGGTTCACGGACCGCATAATTCCAGCGGCATGCCGGGACGGGGTGACGCTGGACCACAGCCGGTTCGGCGCCGGGCGCAGCGTCGTCGTTGAGGGAATCCCGGAGGAGAGTCGAACCCCCGGTATGTCATCCGGCCGCTTCGGGTCAGTTCCCGATCACGGGTGCACATCCGGACCACCGCGCCCACGGCCAGGCCGAGGGCGCTGCTGTCCCGCCGATACAGCTTCGCGAGATTCCTAAATCAGGGTACCGCAAGCTTCGGGCGCAGCGTCGTCGTTGAGTCGGGCACACTCAACCCATGACCACTGACCGCGCAGCCGTGGGGCGTGCAGCCGCTTCCGCCCTCGCTGCGCGGTTCGCGTCCCCGAAGTGGTCCCCGCTCCCGCACCAGGTCCCGCCACCAGGGGACTGGTACGGGTGGCTGCTGCTGGCCGGACGCGGCGCCGGCAAGACCGATGCGTGCGCGTCGTACATGACCGAGCACGTGAAGGGACCTCCGTGCCTGCCCGGACCGGTCCCGCACTGGATGGGGATCATCGGCCCGACCCAGGGTGACGCGGTCACGTCTTGTGTGAACGGTCCGTCCGGGCTCAAGGCGCACGACCCCGGGGCCAGGCTGGTGACCACGGCCGGGGGCACCGTGGTCCGCTGGTCCAACGGCAGCGAGGCCAAGATCTTTGGTGCGCACACCCCGGAGGAAGCGGAACGCCTGCGCGCCGGCTCGAACCGGTGCCTGATCTGGGCCGAGGAGTTGGCCGCGTGGCGGCACCTGGACGACTGCTGGGACCATATGCGGTTCGGTCTGCGGGCCGGCCCCCGGCCGCACTGGGTGGGGTCCACGACCCCTAAGCCGAAGCCACTGATCAAGAAGCTGGCAGCCGGAGAGATCCGGAACGTGGAACTGACCACGGGCATCACCACGTACGACAACCCCCACCTACCGCAGCACATCCGGGACGCGCTGGAAGAGACGTACGCGGGGACCCAGCTCGGCAGCCAGGAGCTGCTGGGCAAGATCATGGAAGAGGACGAGAACGCCCTGTGGACCCGGTCCATGATCGATGCCGCGCGGGTGCTCCCGGACGCGGTGCCGGACCTGGTGAAGATCACGGTCGGAGTGGACCCCTCCGGCGGGGCCGGAGAACAGGGCATCGTGGTGGCCGGCAAGTCAGGTCTCGTACTGCCGGGCAACGGAGGACGGCCCCAGGCGCACGGATACGTGCTCGATGACCGGACGTGCCACCTGTCCCCGGACGGGTGGGGACGGCGCGCGGTCCAGGCCGCGATCGACTGGGACGCCGATGAGATCGTGGCCGAGACGAACTACGGCGGGGCCATGTGCGTGGCCACGCTGCGCACCGCAGCCGACGCGCTCGGGGTCAGCATCCCGATCAAGACCGTTACGGCCACGCGGGGCAAGGCGGTCCGTGCGCAGCCCGTCAGCGCGCTGACCGCGCAGGGACGCTGGCACCACGCGGGGACGTTCGAAGCTCTTGAAGACCAGCTCTGCACCTGGCACCCGGAGATCGGCTGGTCCCCGGACCGGCTCGACGCGATGGTCTGGACCACGTGGCAGATGAAGCTCGCACACACCACCGGTTCCGGCCGGGGCTCGTCCGGGGCGCAGGCCGCGCAGCAGAACATCGGTGGGGTACGGATTCGTTAAACCGGTACACTCACGTGCATGAACGACAGAAAGAGACGCACGTGAGCGACGCGCGATACACCCTGCTCCTGTCCCTGTGGCGGACCTTCATCCCGTACCTGGTCGGCTTCATCTGTGCCGCAGCCGCGCGGTGGGGGCTGCACCTGGACGAACAGTCGGTAGAGGCGGGGCTGGTGCTGGTCTTCGGCACCGTCTACTACGCCGCGTCCCGATGGCTGGAGCAGAACAAGGGCAAGCGCTGGGGCTGGCTGCTGGGGTACGCCAAGCAGCCGCTGTACCGCCGCGGGCGCCATCGCGCCCCGGTCCCCATGCGGGAGCTGACCGAACGAAGTGAGACGACGGAGGACGCATGAACAACCCCTGGTTCCTGCTGGCGGTCATGTCGCTGGCCACCTTCATCCTGACCAAGCTGGTGGTGGACCTGGACTTCCCGCCCGTGCTGTGGCTCCGTGACCGGGTCGTGGGCGGGTGGCGACCGCTGACCCTGGCGGAGACGAACGAGCTGCGGGGGGTAATACTCACCCCGAACGCGGAGGTGTCCTGGGACTGGTCGGACCTGAGCGGGGAGAGGCAGCGGTGGAACGACCGGACCCCGTGGATCCCGCTGTTCTTCTCCGAGCTGATGAGCTGCCCTTGGTGCACAAGCGGATGGCTGGCAGCAGGTGTGACAGGCGGGACGTGGCTCATCATCGGACTGCCCGTGCCGGTCCTCATGTGGCTCGGTTCGTGGGCGCTCGGGGCCTTGCTCGCGCAGCACGATTACGCTTAACTGGGACTACAGCCCCCACTGAGAAGCCCCCGGTGACCCCAAATCCCGGGGGCTTCGGGCTGCCCCCGTCCCGGTGCCTGGCTACAGTGAGACCGTCGCAGCGATTCGGGAGGCGCCTCATGCCGTGGTGGACGTTCGGTCTGGGACGTACCCCCCAGCTCCCGCGGGAGGCGCTGTCAGCCGCGTACCAGCGGGCGCACGCTCCGCAGGCGCTGACCTCCGCTGCGGTGGAAGTGGATGCTCCGCGCTCCGATCTGCTGCGCACCACGGAGACGTGGCAGCAGGAGGTATGGCGGTACTACGACACCCTTGGCGAGTTCAACTATGCGGTGTCCTGGCTGTCCGCCATGCTGTCCCGCGTCCGGCTGTACGCGGCCGAGCTGGTGCCCGGCCAGGACGAACCGGTACGGCTGGAGGACAACCACCCGGCCGTGGACGTGATGAACAAGCTGGCCGGCGGAGTGGCAGGCCAGATCTCCCTCATGTCTTCGCTCGCGGTGCAGCTCGCGGTACCGGGTGAGGGGTACCTGGTCGGGGAGACCCGGCAGGGTGCGGAGAGCTGGTCGGTACGGTCCGTGGACGAAGTCCAGGCCAGACACAAGCAGTGGCAGGTCAAAGACGAGAACGCGCCCAACTCCGACCAGTGGCGTGACGTAGTGGGCGGGCATGTGTTCCGGGTATGGCGCCCGCACAAGCGCTGGTACCACCTGGCTGATTCCTCTGCCCGGTCTGCCCGGACCACGATGCGGGAACTGGAGCTGGTCAACCGGCACATTCTGGCGCAGTACCTGTCCCGGCTGGCCTCTGCGGGTATCTGGTTCCTGCCCAACGAGGTGGACTTCCCCGTACGGGAGGAGTTCGCCGACATGCCGAACCCGATCATGGCGGAGATCGTGGAACTGGCGCGGCTGGCGATCGCGGAGCCGGGTACGGCGTCCGCTGTGATCCCGCTGCTGATGCAGATGCCGGGCGAGTGGATCAAGGACGTGGCCAACTCCCATGTCGATTTCACGATGAAGATCGATGAGAAGATCATCGAGAAGAGGGACAGCGCGATCAAGCGTCTGGCCACCCAGGTGAACATCCCGGCCGAAGTCCTGCTCGGCATGGGTGACGTGAATCACTGGGGCGCCTGGCAGATCGAAGAGAGCGCGCTCAAGACGACGATCGCCCCGGACGCCGAACTCATCG